AGCTTCTGCCTCCGAAAACCCTTCAGTAAATGATTTTGCATTATGTATTCTAAATTTATTTGTTGCAATTGTAGCCATAGTTTCTCCGGTTCCTAATATTTATAATAAATTTTCTTCTTTCAAGTAAATCTCTGAGTTCACATCTTCACATAAAGAAGTGGTCATCTCCATAGTATCATCATCCACTACAGATTCTATGATCATCTTTTTCCCGTCAAATATGATATAATCCCCATCCTGGAAGTCCGTTGTGAATGTAGTACCAGATCCAATTACGAATATATCACCCTGAGAACCGGAAATATCACCGCTTAATACAGTTTGTTTTATGTGTTCTTCTGTTGCATCAACAACCAGAGAAATATCACCGCTTAATACAGTTCGGTGTTTTTGATAGAAGATGTGTTCTTCTGTTGCATCAACAACCAGATTCCTATATTTTATTTTATATGTTTCGTAATCCAACCAAGGCCAGTCTTCTATCGCTATATCTCCAAAATTTGAAATAGCATTTACCAATACAAATACTAAATTATCTTGTGATGTCACGTTTTGTAGTTTTGCGTCAACTATCCTCAATGATTTTTCAACGCTGGTTGGGAATACTAATTTTGGTAGAAATCCCCCATGAATGGAGTCTGGTTTCATTTTTACAATCACATTAGATATAATTTTTAACCATCGCTCATAACTATTTTTCGTCTTTAAATTGAGATTTGTTATTATCTTTAGTATGCTTGTTCTGATATTTCTTCTTTGCTTTAGATCCAAATTAGTCTGAGTTGAAATCTCTCCAAACATTTGAAAACCAGCGGGGTGAACTAATCTTTTTACAATATTTTTATAACTGTTCGTCGCTAATCCTATTTTAAGAACATATGAATACTCTTGATAATATAGGGAGTCTATCAAGTATTTTTTATCAGAAAGGAATCCAGAATTGTTGGTAAATGATCCACCATCATCGTAAATTGTCCCAAATTTTGCGGTAACATTGTATGTTCCAGAATCATTAAGATCTAATAATGTATCACCGAGAGTAAAATTTATTCCGGGATCTTTGATGTTTATATTTTTTATGCTTCCGACATTTTGACCAATCGGAGTTAAAACTGCTCCAGTACCACTGACAGTTGACACTGTTAATGTTGGTAATTTTATATAACCGACTCCTGGGTATAGTATTCTTATCTTCGTAATAGCGCCACCCCCATCAATTTCTAAAACTTGCGCTTTAGCGGAACTGAATTGGATCAGCGCAGTATTCGAATCTGTGTTGTCAAATACTATTTCATCATATACAGCATAATCAGCGCCACCATCATCAATTGTTATATCGGTGATTTCTCCTGTGTTCAAGTCTCCTGTGCATATGTGCAATCTAGATAAAAATGGTTGTTCAGCAGCTGGTTCGTCACCTTTTTCGACAACTTCACCAGATTTGTTGACATAGAAACTGGTTTCCTCTGAAAATCCTTGCTCAGATGAAATAATATCAAGACTTTTCATCAATCCATAAGCATTTCCGATGGGTATTTTGGTTGTTCCATCAAGATAGTATAATTCCTCGTTTATATTGAACTCCCCAAGAATACTATCATTATTTAAAATCGTTTCATAAATGTCAAGATCGCCAATTCTAACCTGAGTTATTTTTTCCACTGCAGCAGTTGCACCCGTGATAGAACCGAGTATAAACCTTGAATCTACGTCTGTTATTCCCCCAATTAGAGGTTTTATGTACATTTTCTTTACTTTCGACCATCGACCATCAGATGTCCTTAAAATGTCATCTTTTGGATAATAGAACTCTAACTCTTCATTACTAAACACTGTTCGGAACAAATAACGAAATGAATCTTCTGTTCCCTTTGTTTGATAGAATTCCTTTGACTTCTTAACCATTATTCGTTTAACATCCGGTGCTATATCTCTTGGGAATGCTTCTAATAATTCGATCATAAAATAGTCTACAAAATCATCAAGTGTCCTATCAATATCGTTTAATGTCAGTATATTTTCAATTGAACTGATTAATTGTGGAGTATATTTTGTAATTTTGGGTGAATATCCTGTATAAGGTTCTTCCAAAAATTGAACTGTTTCGCCGACTTTAAATCCTCTTGCTGATTCTTTTGTTGGATCAGTTGTTGTTTCATCAACGAAAAATGAACGAAAACCATCTAAATTTGTGTAATCTGATAGTATTTTCCCGGTTGTGGTTGTCGTCAATCCTTTTATATTTGTAGCGTACGTTATAACGTCTGTTATAACTCCAGTATGACCCGACGTTGATCCCGTTACAGTCTCAGTATTTTGGAATGTTCCTAAGACATCGACGAAATAATACACTCCGCTGATTTTCTTTACGACAACACCTGTAGCATTTGAAGTTGATCCCGTCACAATCTCAGCATCAAGGAAAGAACCGAATGTTCCACCTTGAAATGGTTTTTCTGCGTCAGTGAGTGTCATAGTAACGCTCGTGACATTTTTACTGAAATATGGTATCACTGTGTCCAGTTCTACCTTGGAAGATTCCAACCATTCATAATATTTTTGTATAAATTCTTTTAATTTTGGCGCTTCATCTAGTACAAAACCGGGTAATTGGTCCTCAATAAAGTTCGTTATTTTATTTTTGTTTGTAGTCATTATAGATTAACTTGGTTTAGAAATTGTTCTGAAATGTTTGTCATAGTTATTGTTATATCATCTTTATCTATAGTTAGTATCTGATTTCTAACAGGAGTTACGTCTAAAACTGATGGAGTGGTTGATAGTTTTATCGTAGTTGTTCCATCCGTTATGAGACTGGGTGTCAATTCTGATAGATTAACGAATCCAGTTAAATAATCAACGGTTCCCATATTTTTCTTGATCGTCATTTCCGCTCCATTAATCATACTGACAACGCTTACATTCCCAACTGAATCATCTTTTAAATAACAGTTTGTTGTCCCATTTTGGGAAAATTTTGTTGATGTAACCGATCCAGTTTTAATGGAATTATGAAATCTTATCTCAAATGCTGAAGTTGCAGCGAGAACTGGAGTTATAGTTTTCTTTATCGTCAATACCAATAAACTTGATTTTATAGCATTTTCCAATCCGTCTATACTTGTTAATAAGTTTGAATGACGAAAATATGCGTCAAAAACATCTAAATTTGTAGTTCCGAACAACGTAACCGCATCAGAAACCTTGGATTTGAGACTATTTTCTCCAGCTGGAACCTCTTGTAAATTATATTTTACCGTTAGATTTGGTACTAACCATGTTATTTCAGGATCGACGAATTTTGGAACGATAGAACCGACATTATAGGGTTTTATGATGTTCTTCTCAATGTCCAATTTTGCCGCTTCTGTTAGAGTGAATCCCGTCTTTGGTTTGATTGACGCAAATACTACTCCAAATTGTTTTGGATCGTTATCTTCCCCACCCCAAGTCGCTATACTTGCAATATTTGGGTATAAATCTGATATATGAGTTTTATAATCGGGTGCTGTCACCGCTCGTCTTTGTGTTTCAAATGTTTTCGGCGCCTGGAATTGAATGGTGTTTGTATCCTCTTCATCAGCACCACCGAAAGAATTTGCAATTGTAGTGAGTTTGAATAGAGCATAATTATCAACTTCATCAGACCATGAAAATGTTGCTATGTTGTTTGCCACGGAACCCGGTGAAACCAAGTATTCAACGTCGATTAAATTAAGGTCTGACAGTTTCTGTCCCAAAACATCGTTTCCAAATTCTATTTCTCGCTTTCCAGTTTCGGATTCTTGTATCCAATATATTTTTGAATCGGACTTGACAGTAACAACATTCCCCGCTGGTTGGTATAATACACCATTGGATTTTAAAGCAAATTGTGTGGCATCAGGATAAACTCTAATAACCATTGTCTCAGTATCAGCGTTTTTGTTTGAGACTATGAATCTTTGAACTGGATCTTGAGCATTGAATGTATGTTGTTCATTCACATAGATACCACTTTTAACATCAAATTGTCCGGTATATACTCTTTTCCCGTTTGAATCCTTTTCATAATCTAAAATACCTTCAGCGATGTTTGTGAATATGTAATTTTTCCCATCAAGTGTTGCTGAAAATTTTGAATATTGTGGTAATTTTATAAATGCTGGCGGACTAACCGGAGCATAATCGGGATTTTGTATCAAGGATAGTTTCAATGTCGCTGTTGACGCTTTTACAGAATTTGGTGTATATGACATCTTTTTAGCGCTCGAAACTATATTGTGTCTCAATACTGCACTGTCAAGGAACATTTCATTTCCTGCCATGTTCACATAGATTGATTGAAGATGAGTATTTGCAGCGAGTAGACTCAATAGAACTTGTAGCGATGATCCATCAAAATCATAATCCTGGAATTCTGCTTGATCTCGTAAAAAGTTCTTTAAACTCGATTTTAATTCGGTATAATCTAAATCCGTTACTCTAATATTACCCATTATCTTATCCTCTCCACAAAAAGGTTACTAATAGTTATGGGTTCCACAGTATTTTTGATAGCAAAAATTATGTCAACTGCCCATCTATTATTTTGTGGTTCTGGAGTTATAATAACACTTCCAAGCGTTACACGTGGTTCATGATCCCGAATTAACCTTTCTATTTCCCGTTGTAATTGTTCTGCTGTTATGGAATTGGGTGATTTGAATAGTATCTGTTGTTTTATGCCAACTCCCGCTTCAAACATCCTATCGTAATATGTCGATTGAACAAGATTCCTGAGTGCTCGTTTTATAGCGATATCATCACGAACCACTGTGAGGTCGTTTGTTATTGGATTTCTAGTGAACTCAATAGGAAAATCGGAATATTTTTTTGATTTGTCGGTTATTTTTGCCATATCGGGTTATTTATCATCCGCCAGCGAGGACAGTTGAAATTCCTTGTACCGCAACGGAACCACACGCTACAGGGTCACCAATCCTTGCGCAACCTTTCCCATTTACTTTGACCGTCTTCGAACCCTGTGCTAAAGTGTCTAGTTCTTCTTTCTCATGATCCCCCGGAGGATTTTGACACAAATCATAATGAGAAGTCCAACTATCACCTTCCCGATGCACTCCTATACCTCCAGCAATAACATTACTGGAACCTCCATTATTCGCTCTAGGATACCAACCACAACCGTGGCCTGAACCCATTTCACCTTCTCTATGAACCGGCATCGCCATTATGTAAATCTCCTGACAAATCCATTATCCAAAAGATACTGTAAGTATTCCGATCCTGTTTTTCTAACACCATCCACAATAAAATATTTGCTGACTTCTTTCCCGTTCACTATTTGGGTATCATATTCCTCTATTTTTGATATTCCAAACGCTAATTCAACTTCTCGGCGCTCTTCTGGGTACGTTTGTAAGAAAAAATCTCGAAAAGTATTCGGTGATTTTATGATGTATAAAGATTGTTGATTTTCCGATTCTTCATACTCTAAAACGTCCAATTCATCTATCGGGTTTTCGCTCTTATAATCAGAGTATAACTGCCGAGATGTAAACACCTTTGCATCTATAAAATCGTCTAAATCACCCTCCAAAATCCCCGGTGTTGCGGTTAAAAAGTCCTCTTCTGTCTTGTAGATGTCAACTACTAATTTCCATGTAAACAGGTATACATTATGTCCAGCATTGAAATATGTAAAATAGTTCCCACCCGCCTGCGTAGCGCTATCAAATTTTGCTCCAACTGGTAATTTTAACTCTGGTACCCAATTAAATAGATTTGGAATGAGACCAGAATATTTCCACGTTCCATCTGTTTTGAATTGTAATTTCATACCTTCGGGGAATAGAAATTGATCGAATGACGATTGTGGTTTTGGATCGTCAATGTCTGTAGCAGTTTCCTCTAAAATTATACTGAATCTGTAAAATAAATTATCTGAGATGGGATTATATACTCTGGGTGGATCAGTTGGTGGATTGGGTTCATCATAACAATTTAATCCATCTAATGAAAATACATCAGATGAAAAGTTCATATCACTTGCAGTCGTTATAAGATAATCCGCTGGAAATGCGTCGGTGTGTTTATTATCTAGAGCGCTACCTTCATCCGTTGAAAATGGGTTTATTCCCCATCTCAACTCTTTTCCATCTCCTGTAGTGTCACAACCGATAAGTGTTATCAACTTTTCTTGTCCTCGTCATTTAATCGGATACAATATGGTTGCTGGGTTAGAGGGTTTGTTTTTCTCCATCCCGAATCAATCCACATTTCTTGAGTGCTAGATAATTTGCCCTCACCTTTTATGAGGACTTCAATATCACCCGAAACTTCTAGCGTTCTTGTATCAGGATCGTACTTTAAATGGTTGGACAATGCCAACAATGATTCAAGATCTTCTTTGGGTGTACAGAATAGTTGTACCATGAGTTCTAGATTTTCTTCTGGTATTTGTTCCAAAATTTGCACAACTCGACCAAGTTTGTGTGCTCTTGCGTTCCATCTTACACTTGATTTCAACGGAAATTCCATAATATACTCCTTAATTTAGTCTAATTACTTTTCCTGTAAATGCCGAGTTTCCTTTTACATTTTCTGTTTTATCCAGTTCAATCGCTCGTGTTTCAGACTTCTTTATATTTATGGTGCTATTTCCATTAACATTTGTAGTATCGTCAATTTCTATAGAAGTTGTTCTGTTTTTTTGGATCTTTAAATCATCATTTTCAGTTATTTCAACGTCCCTATTCTTTTTTATGAGAACATTTTTATTTTTGTCCACAGTTAAATTTGAATTTCCATGAATTATAATATTATCATCCACAGCTACTATAGTATACCGATTATTGAGGAATTTTAATACAGCATCCCCGTTTGGATGAATTTCAACAAAAGAACCGGATCGATGCTGGATTGCTAGACGTTCTGCTCCAGGAGTATCGTCAATTTCTATGGAATGACCACTTTCTGTCTGCAAAACCCTGTTATATGGATAAACTGCATTATACTGACTTTTTGGTTCGTTCCATTCCACACCGTTAGATGTTATCACGCCGGTTTCGACGAAAGAATCCCGTTTTTCAACTGCAGTATTCTCATTTTCAAATTCATCAGATCTCGCTAATCTCGGCGTATCGGGTTCTTCGATTGATTGTTTCAAATATGCTTCGGTTTTTGCAGGATATAAGTCTGCTTCACCTTCCGTTATTGTTACAGCGTTCCCATCAGCGGAGTATTCCAATTCTTTTGGTGGGAATGGTCTGGTTGTTTTGTCCACACCTCTATCATGAAAACCGTGATCGATTGACTCATCTTCCGCCGCTATTATTGGAATACCTGTAAATTTTAACATGACTAGAGGACTTTGTGCTAATTCTCCATCCAGAAATGTACCGAAAACCCAGTCACCTTCCTTCAATTTAATTCCATCACCCACAAGAGCCCAGGGTAATTCCTCAGTCGTTAATACTTTTACATTTCTAGAGTGATAACCGAAACATCTCACTTTACATCGTCCACATTGGAGAGGATCTACTCGACTTTCAACAACACCGGTAAACCATACCATATTTTTTGGCGCATTATTCATTACTTTTTCCCCATAATCCATCTTTTACCGCTGTTATATTCATATTATATTCACCTGGTATCAGTACATGTTCTATTTTTGTTATTAAATATCGACCACTATAGAATTTATCGAATTTTGCACGGTCTGGTTCTCCTATTTTCATGATTGACGGCAACCACAAATTTATTACTTCCGCTAATTTCCTTTTTGGATTCCCAGCAACAGTAAAAGAAACGGATTGTGAACCCAAAAGTTGTTTGAATCTAGAATTTCTTATTTGGGGTATTTCTTCCTCTTTCATGTAGAAAACATCATCTTTTCCGTCAATATAACTCGATTTTGAAGCGCCGAAATTGGTTGTTCCTGTTGTCACTAAACTCATTTCAGATCCACTTGTAAAGAAATCATTTTCAATAGTTCTATAGTTGTCAACATGTGTTAAATCGTCAAACTTATCATCATAAGAAAATTCACTTTGGTAATGACGCTTTGTTAATGGGTCGAATGTTACATGAGTTGATCCAAAATGACCACGCAAAGCAGAGTTTAATATATCAAATGTGTTTTCTATGTTGAAATTCCGCATGGTTCGGACTGAATTGTATGTAATGTCTTCTCCAATATCCGCTTGTCTAAAAAAGAATTCTTCAAGTTCGTTATTTCGTTGATCGTCTAACATTTTTTCCAAACTCACAAATTTATACGATTCCCTATCCTCAAAAAATAAAAATGTTGTATTAAATGACCCCCTCTTCGATTCCGAATACGCTTCATCAGCGAGATAGTTCATAGTTTTAATGGGTGAAAGTGTTGGAAATGTTATATTTGAATTGTCCAGGGTTGATTCAACTTCCAGAGTTTTTTGTGTTGTTCTAGATAGATTTGTTAGAGGTAATATGTCTAATCGCCCATCTTCAAACTCATTTTTGAATACTTTTTGCGCTATTTTTGAAATTTTACCTGAGAAATTTTGAACAACTTTGTTTTTTCTGGAAATCATCTGTTCAACTGAAGCGAAATACAGAATGAAGGATTGCATGGATTGCTTACCTTCGGGGTGTCCTCTATCAGATATTTTGTAAATAAATCCCGTATAATCTATTTTATCATCATCAGACCGCATATCACGCTCTTTTGAAAATTCAATATGAATATATTCGTCACCATGAATAGGAAATGCTTCTAAAATACCCGATGAATCCGTTATTCTGACACTACCCCGCATGGTGTTTTCTAATACATTTTCGACAAGAGTGAGCTCACTGAATACATGGTCAAGTCTAATACTTTTTTGACCATCTCTTGATATTATAGATAAGTCTATAATTGAATAATAACTTGCTTCTTTTATATTAGTCATTTCTAAAAATGTTATTAACTAAATCCAGGACGGAGTTAATATAAGTCCTGTCTATTAGTTGTATATGTCGTTTCTTTTCATTTTCTTCTAGTTCATAATCATACGCCGAGACTGTTGATATTATAGATTCCCCAGCATCCGATTTTGTCACACCTTCGCTAATGAGGTCGTAGACCGCTTTTTGTATTATAATCGGTTCGGGATATTTTATTAAGACACCCGCTTTCAAAATTCCAATTTGTTCGTAGTGATGAATTGTACTTATAGCGGTTGCAATCGATCCATATTTTGATTGTATATACGCAGTGAATACTGCATAAATCATGGGCCAGTCGTAATACGGGTTTATAATATCATTAGTTAGCATTATTATCCAAGCATATTTTGAGTTACCATAATACTTATCAGCAAGAATATCAACCCTTTCTCCATCCTTTATAGTGTAGGAATAGTAATTATACTTGTTTTGCGCCAACGCTTGTTTAAATTTGAAACGTAGGGTTGTATCGGTTACCTGGATTGGATTGCCGTCATTGTTTATGTCATAATCTATCTTTGGAAAAACTTCAAAATAATTACTCATTTAATATCCCGTTTCAATATCTTTTCTGGTTAGTGAGACAATTTCTTTAAATCTCAAGTTCAAATTTGTTTGTACAGCGAAACCATCGTTGAATTGTGAGAGTCCATCGGATGATTCATATACAACTTCAACGCTTTCTAGAACGCATTTTTTAGTTTTAAATGGTATTTTCTTCCCTTCCTCGTCCATTGGATTATTAAGTCTGATAATAAAGACATCGGGAAATTTCCAAAATGCGTTAGTTGTATCCTGTGTCAAGGGTTCTGGGTGTGAATATTTTTTAAACATCAATACCATTCTTTGTATTGTCTCACTCTCTTTTTCGTTTCGTGGTAAAAATGAGAAAGAGAAATCAAATGTTCTGAATTCAGGTCTCGAAAATAGTATTTCCAAATTCGGATTTCTGGCGAGACCAAATTGTCCAAAAATCTTCGAACTTGTTTGATTGTCAATAACTTTTTTCGCTAATCCTTGTCCCGCTGCAGTTGCGAACGCATCAGCAGCGGAAGCATTATTACCCTTCATTTCTGATATTATTTTAGATACAATACCATGCTCTGTCTCATTATAACTCATATTGTACGACGTTTTTAATGATCCCTGCGGTACGTAAACTTGAATAGTTTTATTATAATCGATACCTTCAGTTGTCTCATCTTTCGACGCTTCTATAATATCGCTAAATGATGCTTGTTGTCCTTTTGGTTTTGACGCTATCGCTTTCCTGATATTATCACCCACAGCAGCACGTTCAAGTATTTTAAATTCTAATGTTGAGGATTGGGTTGGCATTACATGTGGATATATCAATGTTTCTGGTGTAGTATCCGCTTCATATTTTTTAAATGCTATTCCCGGATTATTGAAAGATAGACCGAGTATATTGTTAAATGCTTTGTTCAAAAGTTGATCCTTTTTACTGGCTATTAATGATCTTGGATCTTTGAACGCATCTAGTTTGTCTTCTAATTTATCAAACTTCCCCTTGACTGCATTGAATTTGGAGTCGACTTTTCCTTGTATTTTGTTGATCTTCCCGATCATCTTTCCAATATTGATTTTTCCCATAGTATAACTATTTATATGTCTTACAAAGGAAAATACACTCCTAAAAACCCTCAAAAATACAAGGGTTCGGTGTCAAAAATAGTTTACCGTTCATTATGGGAACGAAAGTTTATGCGTTATTGTGATGCTCACCCTGGAATCATAGAATGGTCGTCGGAGGAAATAGCGATACCGTACTACTCTCCTGTTGATAGAAAAATGCACAGGTACTTTCCAGACTTTTTAATAACAATGAAAAGTAATGGTGGTAATTTTAAAACATTGATGATAGAAGTAAAACCTGCTGCTCAAACGAAAGTCCTGGGTGCTAATCATTATTTGCAAGAAACACACTGGAAAAAGAAACGAAGAAAATTAAAAGAGTTCTTGACATTTAAGACAAACCATGCTAAATGGGAAGCGGCGAAGGTATTTTGTGAACGATACGGGTGGGAATTTAAGATACTGACTGAGAAGGAGTTGAAAATAAAATGAGTTCATTCAAACAAATATTGAAACTAGCCCGATTGAATGAATCCTTTGAAAAATTAAAAGAGGATAGCGCTAAATGGGCAGAAAGTCGTATGCGTCACGCATCACAAAAAGTCGTTAGAACCGGCAAAATTAGTATTTTTAAAGAGAGAGCTTTACCTGGTCGGATATACCAATTTGCATATGACGCAAAACATAAAAAAACATTACCATATTTTGACTCTTTTCCGTATGTACTAGTATTAGAAAGTAAAGGTGATAGTTTTTTGGGTTTGAATCTTCATTATCTCCCAATATGGTATCGAGCAATATTATTCGATAGATTGAAGGTTCTAGCGCGCCACCCGGATGGACAACCGAGTGAAACATCAAAATTTTTAATTCGATATGATCTAATAAAAAGTGTCAGAAAATACCGATACCACAAACCAGCGCTCAAAAAATATTTGTATACTCAACTTCGCAGTCCTTTATTTCATATCCCAGGTAATTATTGGAATATAGCATTATTCCTTCCAACATACGATTTTATGGCAAATGGGTCGCAGATAAGAACAAAAAGAGTACATTTTGACAGTAGACGCACTATAAATAAAGGTCTATGATATCTTTAGAAAAATTCAAATCGGATATAGGAAGTCGATCAACTACAAAATCGTCAAGATTCATTGTAGAAATTTTCCCACCCAGTATACTATCGGAGATTGACACTTCACAGTTAACCTTTAGATGTGATTCTTCCGAATTACCGGGCAGAAGTATTACTTCGACTGAACATAGGACTGTTGGGCCCGCTCGCAAGCGACCAAATCAGTCTGGTTATGCTGATTTGAATATCACTCTGATTTGTTCGGCGTCGTTCCAAGAGAAAAAATTCTTCGATCAATGGCAAAATCAAATACAATCCACTGAAGATTTTAAATTTGGATACTACGATGAGTATATATCTACGCTCCATGTGACACAATTAAATGATGAATTGCAACCAATATACAAAATAGAAGTGTTAGAATGCTGGCCCATGGTGGTTGCTCCAATGCCATTAAATTGGGAAACGACGAACGACTTACAGAAGGTTCAAATAACATTTGCATACCGAAAATGGGATGAAATGGAAACCACTCTTTTTGGAGTATCCGCTCCTGGTGAGAAATTTAAGGAAGAGATTAATAAGCGTGTCAGCAGTTCCCTAAGTCGCATAACTTCCTCAAAAATTAATATAAATAAGTTCATTAAATTATAAAAAGGTGATATATTATGGCAACAACCCTACCAAAATTGTCGGTACCAACGTATACTGACTATCTTATTTCTACCGGAAAAGAGTTCAAATATAGAACATTCCTAGTCGGCGAAGAATCCAAACTGCTTCTGTTGAAAGAGGGAGCGGAAGAATCCGAAATGTATAATACCATCCAAGAATTGGTTGAAGCATGTACATTCGGGGAATTGGACGTAACCAAATTACCAACATACGACATTGAGCATATTTTTGTTCTATTAAGGAAAAAATCTGTTGGTGAAGTTGTGGATCTCGTTGTTAATCACGGTGAGGATGCCGAATGTAAACATAAGCAAGAAGTTTCGCTGAATTTGAATGATATCGTAGTTGAAAACAAACCCGATGAGTCAAAATCAAAAATATTACTTGATAAGAATAAGGGTATCGGTATAAAATTGAGACACCCAAATTATGGCGATCTCGCAAATTTTGGAACTATGAACAACCAGTTTGAATTCCTCATGAAGATTATAGTGCTCTGCACCGAATATATCTATCAGGGTGACCAAGTATTCCATTTAAAGGATTTCACGGACGCTGAAGTAAATGAATTCTTTGCTGGATGTTCAAGCGCTCAACAACTGACAGAAGTTGGTAAATTCTTTGAAAACTCACCAAAATTAGTATATAACCTGAAGTGGAAATGTGAAAAATGTAAAAAAGAAGATGAAGTTCGCTTGGAGGGACTCAAGAATTTTTTATTGTAACGCTGTCTCATGATAGTATAGAAAACTATTATAGACTGAATTTTTCAATTGTTCATCATACAAATGATTTTTCACTGACGGAACTGGAGAACATGATGCCATACGAAAGAGAAATTTACGTCAGTTTGCTTGAGACGGCGATACAAAAAGAGAACGAAGAGCGTGCTAAAAATAAGTCATAAATAAGACATATGGCACAAAATCTACCCCAATTATCAAATATTCCCGCATCCAAAAAGGATTTAGAGGAAGTTTTACTTGAAATTGCTGATCTCATTGTATCGGGATTCAAGACTAATATAAAATCATTCATTAAACCCCTGACAAAATTGGGTGCTGATTTGTCGACTAATATCGAATCTGTAACAAACAATCTTTCTTCCAATCTAGAATCGATAATCGATCCAATCGCTGAATCGTTATATAGCATATTATCTGAATTGGGTGCATCTTTACATATTATAGCAAATACTCTGTCTGTTATAGGTACTACAATTTGGGATTTTCATAAATCTATGTTTGTTCTTTTGAATAATATATTAAATTTAATGTCCGATTTAATAGGAACTCCGTCAGATGATACCCAAGACCGGAGTGTCAAATTGATAGAGTATCACCCAACAAATGATAGTTCACCTGTTGATTCGGACACTCAAAGAGAAGATTCTATTAGAGAACAAAAAACTGAGAAAAGCAGAAAAGACAATGATAAAATAGAGAAAAAAGAGAATGATACTCTAGATGAAATAAAGGAAAATACCAAACCGAAAGTTGAAAAGAAAAAGGATGATGATGAATTGGGTTTTGGTGTTTTATTCCTCGCTGCAGCGGGACTGGGAATATTATTTGGAACATTGGCTGGTATAATATCAGCGGTTGTTTGGAGAATTTCGACATTTTTAAAAATTATGAAAGACCTCACAATAACCCTACCCAAAACAATATTAAAAATGTTGGGTTTTGATATTAAGGATGTTTCCAAATCATTCACAGGAAAATTAGCATCAGCAGCATCTGAATTCGCCGGAAAAATTAAGGATAAGATGAAAATACTGAAAGGGAAAATATTATCAGCATTGGAATACCTGTCGAATAAATTTACAAAACTAAAAAAGATTATCATGCCAATCTTTCAAAATTTTGGTAATAAATTTAAGTCCATTGGTGATTTGTTTGGTGATTTAGGAAAAGATTTATCCCTAATAAAATCATTTCTTCCAAAAATGCCCGGCGGCGGACTTACAAAAATGTTCTCACCCATTACAAAATTTTTCAATGTATTTAAGTGGTTTTTTAAAATTTTTAAAGGTATATTCCGTACAATCTTGGGACCGATAGGAATAGTGGTAGACTTACTGACTTCAATCCCACGCATAATAAAGTCATTTTCCGATGGTGGAATAATAGAAGGATTGAAAACTACTGTAGAAGAGTTTTTTAGAGCATTTATCGGTGATATTGGGAACCTTATAAAAAGTGTTGTATCATGGATCGCAGAAAAACTTGGTTTCACCGAATTTTCAAAAATGTTGGATGGATTTGATTTTAATGAAGCTTTCAGTGGTATTTTAGATGGAATTGAAAATATGATCGGCGGCGTTGTCGATTGGGTAAAAGAAAAATTCGATTCATTCATGAAGCGATGGGAAGAGGATGGTATACTTTCCGCTATAGTTGGAACTTACTTTGAGATACTTAAGGATGAATTGAATTTCTTGGGTGCTATATTCGATTCAATAGTAAAAACCGTAACCGGTTTCGTTTCAAGTATTTTTGGTGGAGCGGAGGGTGCAGAGGAAACTAAATCGGAGGGTGCAGAGGAAACTAAATCAGAAGATGGCATCTTCTCCAAGATTTCAAATGGTTTCAAGTCTGTCATGGACGCATTAAAACCGATCGGTGAATCTATATCAACAGTTTTAGATCCATTAATAAACTATTTGAATGGATTTATAGAGGGAGTCCCAGCACTCAAGGATATAAAAACTAAAGTTATGGGTATGTTTGATGCTTTCGTTGATACCATAAAATATGTCATAGATAAAATAACGACGTTAGTGAAAATGATGAATCCATTAACATTGGCGGGAAAAGCTGTCAGCGCTGTATCAAATATATGGGGGGGTGCTAAGAGTTTTTTTGGTATGGGTGGTGACGAAAGACAATCAAGTATCGAAAAGGCGAGCGAATTAAAACAAAATACAAAATCATCTCAAACTAACAACACATTAGAAAAATCATCTCAAACTAACAACACATTAGAAAAATCATCTCAAACTAACAACACATCAGAAAAATCATCTCAAACTAACAACACATCAGAAAGAGTTTCCATAGCTGATAGGGGTTTTAATTCTGTTACAAATAACGATGAAAAAACATCTCAAACTAACAACACATCAGAAAGAAAAAATGAAAAAGTTAGCGCTCTAGTATCAGAAACAGTCAGATTGCAAATGGAAAGAGATAGAATTGCATCACAAACAAGCGGAAAAATAGAATATAAAAATATGACTGTGGGTGATTATCTAAAATACATAGAACCAAACCAAGAGGAAAAAGATCGTTTCTTACAACAACAAAAACAAATAAAACCCATTCAAAAGAATAGAGGATCAGGAGTAGTTTCCAATTTAGAAGATAAATTTCAGTTGGATGGACTTACAGGTTCTCAGGCTCCATCAACTATTATAAATAACGTCACAAATGTCAATTCACCAAGCAATACGAACACGAATATAGTACATTCACCGAATGATTCGAATATACTTGGTTCACATGACAGGACAAGTGCGAGGTAATAATGGCAACAACAAAAACAATATTAAAAAATGTGGATAAATTATTAGTAGTATCACTAGTTGGTGATACAGGAAGCGGAACAGTTGAACTTACAGATGGAACTCTAAATGCGGTTACTCCGGATGGATACTATATAAAAAGAGTTTGGGTTACACAGGATGATACTGGTGTCGTCGCTGTTACTAGAAACTCTATTGATATTTTGTATCTTTGTGGAAATACTGATGTCAACTTCGGCGACTTCGGAATCAAGATGGAACCCCTCGATACGTTCCCAGTTGTCCTCACTCAAACCGGCGGAAAATTCTCAGTGGTGATCAAGTTAGAAAAAGTTTTCGCATAAGGGTTGACTAAACGTCAAGTAAGTGTTATTATAGTAATATGAGTGCTAATGAAACAGCTGGGGCGTCGTACCTCTTTGAAGTCCAGTGTCCAAGTTGCGCTCAATGGGTGACAATATGTGTTAGTGTCAGTACTTACCACACATGGAAATATCACCGTGATTGTAAATGTTGCAAATATAATATAAGATTAGAAAGATCAAAAGTTATAAAGAGTTGTCCGTCGTGAGATGCTCCATAAATTTTGAAAGAACTGGATCGAATATAGTAGCAACTATAGTTCACACATGCAAGGAAAACCATAGTACTACTAGTACTAGAGAAAATAACATGGCATCATTCTCAACTTTGATGGGAGAAATAATTGATGAAGATTTTGACAAGTCCTGTAAAATATGTAGCGAAAAGAATAAATGATTGTTATTGGTGGGTAAGATACCGCACAATAAACAAAATGCACGTGGTTAAAACTAGTCTCAGACCGGGTTATCACGATAAAGATGAAATCATGTTGTTTGCGTGTTTTACCCTCTTACAATCGTATGTAGAGAACGAATTATCAGTATTCTATGATTTTAATGTAAAGATCCCAGAACCATCTAGAAATAGGAAAAAAGATGGTTTGGGATTCTTGGAATTGCAAATTCAAAAGTACCACAGTAAATTGAAGGAACTTGAGGAATTAGACCGAGAACCGGATTTGGATGAAATGTCTCAACTGGATTCATGGAAAAGATATGAGATTATAAAAGACCTTTATTTGTGGTGGACAGAAAAGAGACCAACAAGAGGCGATCCTGGTGATGTAACTGGTCATAATCAGATGTTCGAAGCATTATCTAAAAAATATGGTACGAAGAAAGTTATGGGAATCTATTTAAACGACGACGAAACTACGGTTAGCGCCCAGTTTGGTTATGAAATGGAAACTCTGCGAAAACTTGGTGAAGATGCTTTATATGTTGAAGAGGAATGGAACGACGAGGACCAAGTGATGTTAGAACAACTAATTTCGGTCCGCAATTCTCTTTGGACATAAATATACGAAATGATTTTACGTGGAATTTTAAATAATTTTTATTCTCTCACCCAGCGGGTGTGGTGTTTAATGGTAGCACAAGTGATTTCCAATCATTTAGTTCCAGTTCAAGTCTGGACTCCCGCTCTCTCAAATTCATATACTAGCGTCCTTTCGGCGCATACTCAACAAAATTTATCCTAATTAGGGGTTGACAAACTGCCCCAAAAGCGTTAATATTAGTAGTATAGAAATAAAAATAAAAATGTATAAATTTGACAGAAGGAGGTTGAATGCCAATAAAATCGGGGTTGTGGTGCTAACGGGAACACATCGGTTTTGCACACCGAAATTGAAGGTTCGATTCCTTTCAACTCCATATCGCATACTGGCGTTAGTTTAGTCCGGATTAGAACATTGGACTGTGAATCCGAAGACGCCGGTTCAAATTCAGGTCGCCTGATATTTGACAATTGAATATAGAAAATTCGCCCGCTTAGCTCCAATTGGTAGAGCGTCCGTCTTGTAAACGGAGTGTTGAAAGTTCGAATCTTTCAGTGGGCATATTGCCTCAATGGTGGAATGGGTGACACGACCGGCTTAAGACCAGTTATCCGTTTAGGGCGTGTAAGTTCAAATCTTACCTGGAGTATTATGTAAATGGAAGAGTGGTCGAGTCTGGTTTATGACGACAGTCTTGAAAACTGTTGAGTAGAGATACTCCGTGGGTTCGAATCCCACCTCTTCCTCTTTTATTTTCTTTTCAAATAACCCTTGACAAACCATCTCAAAACCCTTATAATAGTACTATAGGGTTAAGGAAAGGACAACCAAATGATGAGAATAGAACTAACAGATCAAACGAAATCAATTAGATTTGAATTGAATCATGGTTATAAGGCGACCAGAGTTGCTCTACGGGGTAAATTGACTCATGATGAACCTTTAATGAAGGTTTTAAAAGAATTATATGAAATTGATGGTGCTATTATTGATAACAGAATTGAATACAAATTAACGAAAACTGCAATTCGAGTATACACTAGGAATAAAACTAAACGGGGAATAAATGAACGTCTATGGTTTTAAATTTACAGAAAACGAACCGGAACAATATTACATCACCTCTATCATTTACAGTTCAGAGGATGATTTAACAAGTTTCTCTCAAAATTTCTTTAATCTTGCTCCATCAAGTGAGTTTTATGATGGATTAGTTTTTGGAACTCCAGAAGCGAGCGATAGATTTACATATTTGAAATCTCGTCCATATTTGAGATACCTTAATTTGGAATGATGTTTGAAAAATATAATTAAAATGGTTGACTATTTGTCGTAAATACGTTACCATTAAATATAAGTCAAACACGAGTGTAGCTCACCGGGTGAGAGCACCATTCTTATAAAGTGGAGGTAACGGGTTCAAGTCCCGTCACTCGTATTATAAATAGACATATATCCGAGTGTGGGAAAGTCTGGTTATCCACTCGACTCGGACTTTTAAAAATAAAGTGAGAGTAACATGCCTGCTTATGATTACAAATGCGAAAATTGTCAGGAAATAATTGAACAGTTTAAATCTATATCAGAACGGGAAACCCCCGATCCTTGTACAAAGTGTGGTTCAAAAAATGTCAAGCAATTATTCGGAAAAAACCCGATTAGAATTGGTGACCCAGTTCACCTCGGTATTAAAAAGAATGATACAGCGTGGACAGAAGTACTCCAACGAATCAAACAGGGACACCCGGGCGGAAATGGCATTAAAATCAGATAAATCTAAACCGACGAAGAAAAAACCAATAAAAAAAGTTGAGAAAGGGAAGAAAATGGTACCTCCAAGGACTCCGAAAGTTACCCCACCCCAAAAGCGTGATTTGCGCCATATTGATCCAAAAAATAGAACACAAGAATCAGTTTTTCAAGAATTCCAAAAAGGAAAACATCTTGTGTTACATGGTTCCGCTGGGACAGGTAAAACATTTCTTTCAATGTTTTTGGCATTACAAGAAGTTCAACGAAGAGAAACGAATCATAGAAAAGTTATCATAATTCGATCCGTTGTTCCAACTAGAGAAGTTGGTTTCCTACCTGGAAGTCTCGAAGAAAAAATTAGTGTGTATGAAGTTCCCTATGAGAATATATGTAGCGATCTTTATTGCAACAAATTAGCATACTCAGAATTGAAGGAACAAGAAAAGTTATATTTTTCCTCTACTTCTTTTGTTCGTGGTGTTACATTCGATAATGCCATTATTATAGTAGATGAGTGTCAAAATATGACGTTTCATGAATTGGATTCTATTATCACTCGATGTGGTAACAATTGCAAAATATTGTTTTGTGGAGACTGGTTTCAATCCGATCTCAAGAACAGTGGTTTCAAGGAATTCATGGAAATTTTGAAAGCGATGAGTAGTTTCAAATGTATTCAATTTAGCATTTCTGATATCGTTAGATCCGGCATTGTGCGGGAGTATATCTTAGAAAAGCAAAACATACAGAAAATAGTTAGTCCTTTATGATATTTAATCACATAGAGTCGGGGTTACCGATTCAAAAAATAGAACAAATAAACGGCGAAATACGAACATATAAAATTGATGGTGAAAAAGAATATCCATCAATTACTACTGTTCTATCCTCGCAGGAAAAACCATTTTTGAAGAAATGGAAGAAAAGAGTCGGCGAAAAGGAAGCGGAACGTATACGAAATGAGTCCGCTGAAATTGGGACGATACTACACGAATCTGTAGAACAATATCTTCAAAATGATTTTATCGTTAGTTCGGTATTCCCACATATACGGGAACTATTTTTAAGCATAAAACCACATCTAAACAAGATCAATAATATCAGGGTTCAAGAAGAAATTTTAGTTTCTGATGCACTTGAAATTGCGGGGACGGTGGATTGTATCGCAGAATTTGATGGCGTCCTTTCTGTAATAGATTTCAAAAATTCTAGAAGACCGAAGAAATTAGAATGGGTTCAGGATTATATTACTCAGTGTACATTCTATGCTATGGCATATTTTGAAATGACTGGGACAAAAATTAAACAGATTGTCTTACCAATAGCGGTATGGGATTCTGAACCACAATTATTCACATCGGCGATAAAAACCGAACATATGAGTAAATTACTTGAAATTAGAAAAAACTTTAGGTTGACAAGAGGAATATAATATGATAAAATCACTAGAAGAAAATATGAAAACATTCTCGGCGGAAGTGGAGAAGCGTGTAGTTATATACAAGTTGGATTATATGGAAGCTATTCTAGACATTTGTGAAGAAACAGGAATGGAACCTTCAACTATCAAAAAGTTAATGTCGGATAACATAAAATCAAATTTGTTCGAAGAAGCGCAACGAAAAAATTATATCACGAAAGTGGGTTCCTTACCTCTATGAAACTAGATGCTTCAGAATCTTATAATATGTACCGGGGAATGAAACTTCATTTCAATGGTGGATATGATTATCTGAAATATAGGGGAACCTTGAAGAGCACAGGGAAACCAATCAAGGACACACCCCAAAATAGAACGAAAATAAGATTCGCCGGCAAGTTATTAAAAAAATACGATTACAATCTAAGAGATTTTTATTTGGCGAATTTTATAGATAATCCGAAAAAAAGTTTACCTCAGATGGTTGACAATGAAGCGGAAATTGTGTACTATAGTTGGAAGAGTAAAATAGAATCATTGAATTATGTTTTCTCTAAAGACATGGAGACATTGAAAGATAAGGGTATAAAATTTCCCCATTTATTCAATTTTTCAGATAACGGTGAAATGCCACCAATATTAGAAAGTTTTTTATATGGAGAAATTTGCATAGAAACCCTGTTAATAATCGGGATGATCCTGCCGATTAGAAAGAAATGGAAGGACTTAACAAACCCGAAATGGGATCAAATACAAACATGTTTAGATAATTATACATCATTTTTGGACGTTGATTTGGTAGAATACACGAAAATAATCAAGCAAACCTTCGAAAAACGATTATAAATAACTCTAAACAACTTATATTATGTGAAAGTGGATCAAACCGATACTAATCAACAATTTAACTATATTATGTGAATGTGGACAAGGAGTAAACACTATGGGATTTGCCGATCTCAAGAAAAACCGCAAGAAAAGATTTGACGAACTTCAGGGGAAAATTGAAACCGCTGAGGAGTCAAAAAACAACAATGACGACCCCAATTTTTGGAAACTCACAGTTGACAAAAAGAAGGAACGAGGAACCGCAGTAATCAGGTTCCTACCCGAACCCGCTGGTGAAGATATGCCGTACGTAAAGTATTGGGACCATTTCTTTCAAGGAGCAAAGGGTTATTATGTCGAGAAATCCCTAAACACGCTTGGAAATGCCGATCCATGTTCAGAGTATAACTCAGAATTGTGGAATACTGGTATTGAGTCTAATAAGGATATCGTTAGAAAGCAGAAGCGTCGACTTCATTATGTTGCAAATGTATACATCATTGAAGACCATGGCGATCCATCAAATAACGGAACTGTCCGCCAATTTCGTTTTGGGAAAAAGATTTGGATGAAAATTAATGGTGCTATGAAACCAGATTTTCCAAGCAAAGCACCCGTAAATCCTTTCGATTTGTGGGATGGAGCAAACTTCAATCTTTGTATGGTTAAGAAAGATGGTTATTGGAATTATGATGATTCATGTTTCGATAGTGCATCGACACTCACGAAAAACGATAAAGATCTTGAAAAGATTTACGAACAAGCAGAACCACTGTTTCCGTTCGTTGATCCAAAGGGATTTAAAACGTATGATGAACTCAAAGCAAGACTTTTCAAAGTTCTTGGTGTCGGTAACAATCCAGTTGTACCCGCTGTAGAACAAGAGAGGGCGGTAGTTGCATCTGCAACAACTGCTGAAACGGTTGAGGGTTCCTCGGTCGCCGATCTTGTAGAATCAGGAGCATCTAATGAAGTTATTAATATCTCAAGCGATATTGAAAGCGATTTAGCGCTCTTTGACGATCTAGTCAGCAACGACTAAGGTTTATAATGGACAGCTCGGTTACGTTACTTGATGATGGAACTTTTTGGTTATACGTAGCCGGGTTGACTTTTATAGTGTATTCATGTATAATGGTGTTTGAAAGGTTGAAGAAATGACCGGAACAGTAGAAGGACAAAAAATAATTGACGAATCCGAACAACAACGGAAAGATCGAATTAATGCTCTAAATGAACATAACAGGCGAACAAAGATTTCTAAAAGATTGGAAATTCAAAGATTACTTTTACCAGAAAATTGGCAAGAAATTGATGAAGCAACAATCCAAAGTCTCTACTCATATTGTGTAGAGGTTATTCAACAAAGACCAGACGAAAATTTCATAAATGTCGTTTTGGATTTGGAGAGAAAACTATTACCACTCAAACGAAAGGGTGATATTTACAGCGTAAGACACCAAAGGAAAATCTTGGGTGATTATGGTGTAAAAAGATTCAAAACTAGTATTAATCGATCATACGATAAGGTTATCAGTCTTTTGTATAAGTCCTTAATAGACACTACTGCTGAGAGACTTAGACAGGAACAAGACGATATAAATACGGTACATGAAGATGAAAAACAGGAAAACGAAACCACATAAAGTGAGAGTATTAATTAAATTTAACACTGGAACATCGGTTCATACAGCAAAAAATAAGTATGGAAAGAAGAACCGGAAAGATAACAAAGTTAGGAATTGGTAATATGTATAGAGTGAAATATAATGATCGATATGGATCAACTGGAATCGATGAAACATTTTGGACAGAAGAGGGCCGTGCTAAGCAAGAATTCGCCGCCGCTAAGGATCATATCAAGGGGGCGAAGAATCTCGCCGAAGTTGAATTGCATGAACTGAATGTTGATAGTCAAGATGTCGATCATAGATTAGTTGAAAAATTCAATGGGTTTGATGAAAGTCCAACATTTAAAGTTGCTATTTTGTGTTGACACCATGACAAAACCTTATAATAGTAATATGAAGGTTAAGAAATTGAATCTGTTCAAATTAAAAATATCAGTGTTAACCAGAAGACCTCAACCTTTGCCAAGTGGTCACAGAACCGGAATTGGTACGGAGAGTTGGGGCAAAACATTTAGGATTTTGCTATGAAGAATATTAGAGATATTCTATGAATAATTTGTCACATATGCGACATTTTAATTAATTTAAGTATGAAAAAGATAGTCCAAATTACAGACCGAAATATGTTCCTTCTTGAGACAATAGACCTTAGATATTGCTATGTTGTCTCAAGAGAAATGAGGGGTGAAGTTGCCACTTTAAACTCCTGTTATAATGACGACGTTTTATTCAGCGGATATAAGTGGTGTATTATAAACGGTTCAACTATTTTTGATCGTAGATTTTCATCGATAAGACGATCAGTCGAAGAACTTATTACCGATCAAGTTGGAGCAAATTGGAAAGTTTATCTCATATTTACTACCAACGAATTTTTAGAATTTATTTCAAAATGGTTGAAAAAACGTGACAATGTTCTCGGTGATATAAAAATATTACCCCCGACATGGAACGATGAAATACCCGAAAAAGATCCAAGAACCCCTTGACAAACCAACATAAAACTGTTATAATAGTGGTATGGAGGTTAAAGAAAGGACAGAACAAATGAATATGACCGAATTGGTTGTTTTTCTTCAAACTGAATATCCCGAATTAGTACAATCTATGAAGGACTCGAACCATCACTACGATGAAGAAAATTTGAATCCTTATCACCTCGAAGGTGACGTATGGACTCATACAATGTTGGTTACACAGGCGCTCGAGAAGTTTAAATTTCATAATCAATTTGATATTGTGAAAATTGGAGCGATCCTTCATGACCTGGGAAAACCCCTTGCAAGAGAAGAAGTTCACGAAAAAAAGAGAGCTAGATTTATTGGACATGAGGGTATCTCTTTTCACCTTGCTGTTGACGTTGTAAACAAGATTTTTGATCGTTTTAAACCGTTCGATGCCGAATCACACAGTAATGTGAATAAAAAGATCCTTCTTGAGGCGATTGCTCTTCATGGGACTCTCTTCAAAATGTCCAAAACAAAATTTGAAAAATCTTTCAATAAGATGTTTCAATATAATCCAGCATTGGCACAAACTGTTTTGGGAATTGCTCTTGCTGATGGAACCGGTCGATATTACCAAGACGAAGCGCCCGAAACGATGGAACAATTTGAAAATAAAGTTGCTCCTCTCATTAGCAAATTGGATTCTAAAATTCAAGTTTTGACTGACAGGGATATTGGTCCTTTCGCTGGCGATATTAATGATAGACCATATGTAAAAATTATGGTTGGATTGCCCGCTTCTGGGAAATCGACATATGCACAAAAAGAAGCAAAAACGACTCAAGCAAAAATTATTTCAAGGGATAATTTGGTTGAAGAACTTTCTGAAGTTAAAGGTATCTCTTATGATGATGCTTGGAAGAGTGATTTTCCTTTCGATGAAGTTATAAGGGATTCCATTAGAACTGCTGTAAAAGATGGAAGATCTATCATTGTTGATATGACTCACATGGGTCCTAAATCTAGACGACGTTCTATGGCATCTATCCCAAAAGAATATATTAAGATTGTTACTGTTATTACGGAACCTTTTAATACTATCGTTGAGAGGAACGCAAAAAGAGTGGGTAAAACTATCACTATGAAAACTTTGGTTCGAATGATGAAAGAATTTGTTCCACCAATGTATAATGACTTCGATTCCATCGAATACCCAAACCTTGGAGTTTAATGATGACTAAAGTGCATCCAGAATTTAAAAGATATAGTTCAATTGACAATATAACCAGGGAAAAGTGTATCTTACAGATATACAAACTTGGATACTCAAAACCAGATATAATGTGGACAGTGAGCGAAAAATTCCATGGTTCCAACTTTTCGGTTATATTGAAATATGATAAAAATGGTGAATTTAAAATTGTTCCCGCAAAGAGAAGCGCCGTCTTGGGATTGAGTGATAATTTCTTTTCGTTTCAAAATGCTCTTAATCCGATCAAAGAAGAGTTAAAAACCCTTTTTGATGGATTACACAATACAACCGAATTATCAGCGATACAATTATACGGGGAACTTGTCGGTGGAAGATATGAGGGGTGCAAGTCTGGACCAATTTCTTCTTTGGTTCAAAAAGAAGTTCAATATCACCCGGACAATAGAATAATTTTCTTTGATTGTGTGATTATAGACGAGGAAGCGCGGTTTTTCATGGATGCTGACACTTTAGAAGAATTAGTCGCAAGAATTATGCCCTCAGCATATTTCGCTAAATCTTTGTTCACTGGAACATTCGAGGAAGCGATGGAGTTTTCAAAAACACAATATGATAAACCAACGCTCGCTTCTGAGATGTTTACATTAACTCCCATTGAAAATAATATTAGAGAAGGTCATGTTTTGAAACCGGTTATCGCTCGCTTTCATGCGTGTGGTGGGCGCATAATCCTAAAACACAAAAACAAGGCTTTCAAAGAACGACACGACAAAAAGGGTAAAAAAAAATTGAAAGAACTGCCTTTAGGTATTTTATCCATAATAAATACCCTTAATGAGTTTATAACAGAACAGCGACTGAATAATGTTCTTAGTAAAATCGGAGAAGTTACATCAAAGGATTTTGGTAGAATCTTGGGCGATTTCACTGATGATATTATAGAAGACTTTAAGAAAGAGGAAGAGGATTTAGTCGAAGAATTTGAACTGAATTTTAAATTGGTTTCAAAGCGTTTAAAGACAAATGTCGCTATTTTCTTGCGGGATCGTTTTTTAAATGTTTTGGATCGACAGGAGAATAGATGCCCGCACAATTCAAAATGAAATGTACAGCTTGTAATGAAATCACAGAAACCGGAATGAATTATGATGATTTAGAGTCTGCTAATTTTAGGGGAAATATCCTTATGACTGACTGTGAACACTGTAAATCATTTACATCGGTTGACCCGAAACAACTAATGGAAGAAACAACACAAGTAGTAGAAAATGTCAAGCGACGAAAAGGATTTAGATAATGATTGAATGTAATATTTGCACAAAAAACACCAACGTTCACACTTTACCGGAACTCAATCTAGAGTTTGAATTTTGTTCAAGTTGCGAACCTTATGTACCAGCAAAAACACGAAATAAAACGAGAAACATTCTGAGTTTTCCCAAAGTAGAAAAATATCTAGGAAAAAAGGATTTCCGTTTATTGTGGAGTAAGATCAACCATGAAATTTTTCGGACCGACTCAGCGAAAATAGTTGATCTTTTTGTCACTTATTCACTTGACAAAAACGCTCTAGAGTTGTACAATATTATTGTAGATAAAAAATTTGAAGAGGGTTATTTTCTTCAACATGGTAAAACCACTTTGCGTGGACATACTGTATATTGGTCCCTAGTTGTTAGGTCAAACTGATGGGTCTACTATACTCTATTTGTATAATGAAGGACACAAACAAGGAAGAGAACTTTGGGTTATACTATTCGGGTTATAAAGAATTATTAGACGGTGGAGTACATGTCGTTAATGATTTGACTCGAAAAATAATAGATGGCGAGTTCACTATGGAAGAGTGTGTTCCTTTGGATGGAAGTTTAAGCGTGAAAGGTCAATGTTGGCACGATACAGTAATGTTTTGCTGTGATGATTTGATAACGACAACCGACAATACAACAAAACTAAATTATGATTTTAAAAAAGAGTGATGCCGAATATGCGGCGCAGTATTTTATAGATTATTATGGTCCTATCAATAGTATCGAAGATTACCAGCGAAAGGTAAAACTTTCAAGGATGGTGGATTATTCAAGTCCGCTGTTGGGAATGGGTGGATTAGAAGACGATTTATTTGACGAATATGATATTCACCCAAAAGACATGAAATTTAAAATTATTGATTGTTCAAAGGATTCATATTATAACGCTTCACATTGTAATGATTTACTTGAGATAACAACTAGCGCTCCCGTTGAGGCGGGTGCGCCCGTGAGGATGTTACGCTGGATTTTATTAGAAACCACTACAAATAAAGTTGTGGGTTTTATTAGATTGTGTTCACCCGTCATAAATTGCAAACCTAGAAATGATTGGTTGGGAAGTGTGCCGGAATTGTTCAGATTTAATGAACATGTAAACATGGGCACAATTATCGTTCCAGTGCAACCTTTTGGATACAATTTGATTGGTGGAAAACTGTTAACGCTATTGTGTTGCTGTCATGAAACCAGAGAAGCATTCAATAAAAAATATGGTTGTGATATAACACTTTTTGAAACGACGAGTTTATATGGTTCGACGAAGCAGAGTTCACAATATGATGGAATGAAGCCCTTTGTTAGATTCAGAGGATTAACCGATTCTAATTTTGCACCCATGCTTCATGATGAATATTTTCGAAATTTGGAGAAATATTTTATTGATCGAAATGACGGGAAACCATTAGTAACGTCAGCATCGAGCAGGAAAATGAAAGCGCAAAATAAGATGATTTCTATTATTCGTGCTTCTCTCCCAAAAGATCATAAACTGATTTTAGAATTTAATGAAGTTTTGAAAAAATCAAAAGGGATAACAGAACAGAAAAGATATTATCAATCAACGCTCGGATTTTCCAATTCCAGGGAAGTCATTTTGGGACAAGAGGAACCGAAAATCGATCCAGTAAACCACCACAAATTTCATTGGGAATTTATGTTAAATTGGTGGCAGAAAAAAGCAGGAAACCGGTTTGAAAAACTGAGGAAAGATGGACGAATGAGAACTGAGTTAGAAGTATGGAACCGTGACATGGACATTCAGATTATACGATGAATGGTGTGAAATATGAACCTAGACCAATTTTTTGAAGACGAAGACGGAAGCATTAAAAAGACCATACGAATCTTGGTGTGGCCCAACATTACTTTCTCAAAAGATCTAGAGAAAGACAGTTACATCCAAGTCATAAAAAACATGATAACTGAGTTGAATAAGATTAGAGATGATTTATATTTCTATCTTATTTTACCCAAAATGGTTGAATCCCTTTTATTCCATAATGCAAGTCAGCATTATACAACATTTCCGACATATCCACCCACAATGCGAAGTCATTTTGACGTAGAGTGGTTTCGGAAATTCGCTAGTCAAGATCTCGACTTTGATTTAGTTTTTTCCCATCTCCCAGAACATACACACCAAATTAAAAATACTTTGTACAATGTGACACATCACACTCCACCAATTTTTGGTTATTGTCATTGGTTCGATTTTAATAACATCGTCACTTGGAGTCTCGACTGTTTCAATCAAAACATGCTTGGACTTTTAGAAATGGATCGATGTTATTTAAACACTCAAGCGCAAAAAGATTTGGTATTGGAACAAGCGAAAAAGACTTTTAACGCTGAGATTATCTCAAAATTGGATGAAATTTTAACTGTTCAACATTTGGGTGTAAAAAGAGAGGATATAATAGACGACTTTAGAGACACAAAAGAGGAATATATTATAGTCTTTAATCACAGACCAGACACTTATAAAAATTACAACCATTTTGTCAATCTCATGAGAAAATTAAGAGTTCAGCGCCAGGATTTTACAGTCTGGGTCCCTCTATTAAACGGGGAAATGCCAGAACCATATTTTACAAATGAGAAATTTGACAAAGAAGGATACTACGCAAAACTAAGAACATGCAGAGTTGGATTTTCACCAAAGCAATTATATGGAGGATGGAGCGTTTCAACTACTGACGGTTTAATGAACGGTTGCCCATATATCATGTACGATGCTCCATATTATAGGGAATTGAACCCAACGGCGCACTTCTTTACAAGTGATGAAGAGGCATTAGAATTATTGGACTACTATTTGTCATTTCCTCAAGTCAGACATTTTCAATCTGGTAGAGCAAGAGAGCACTTGAAACAAAAACTTCTTTATGAAGATGAAATACAAAAAATGAGTGTTTATATAACCGATCTTGTGGATAGAGTACCCAGAGAAATATCAGGATCAACACAAAAAATGGTTGACATTATAAAGAGCGAGCGGGTTATTACAAAGGAAGATCTTTGTAAATCGATGAACTGGTTTGGGTCCCGCCGAATAAAGTTTACCTCATACCGAAAAAAGTTGTTGACACACCCGAACATTTATGATAATATTAGTGCTATACCTAATTACATATGGAGAGAGTAATCATGTTAGATTTTTCACACAAAGAGTTGCTTAGAAGAGCTACCCAAAATTTATATAACGAATTGAGATCAACGACAACAAACGTCGCTATAGTATATTCACAGGATCAGAATCCAAATGAATTAGAATTGTTGTTGCAGTTGGAGCACTTAAAAGTCTTTATGAAAGAAACATATAATGTTATTCGAAACAATAAAGAAATAGATAAGGTTACTTCAGAGGAAGATTTAATTTAACCCTTGACAAACCACTTTAAAACCGTTATAATATTGGTACAAATAAATACGATCTAAGAGATAGACTCTAAGACCTACAGAATGTTAGGAGGCCTGACATGAATAGCAAAGAATTTGACGCTATAGTCTTCATTGGAAGATTTCAACCCTTTCATAAGGGACACAGAACAACTTTAGAAAAAGCCTTGAAATTATCAAAAAAAGTGATAGTTTTTATAGGATCTTCAAACAAACCACGGGATATTCGAAACCCATTCACCTACACCGAACGTAAACAAGTGATCCAGTCAACATTCCCGGATGAAAATATAAGTTTCCTTCCAATAGAAGACGAAACTTATAATGATGATTTGTGGTCTGATAATGTACGCCAACAAGTTAATTCTGAAGTGTTGGTTGATAGCAAAATTGGAATCATCGGAGAGAAGAAAGACCACACTTCATTTTATTTTGACTTCTTTCCAGAGTGGGATCATGTCGAAGGTGAAAAATTCATCTCTGAAATTAACGCCACCCAAATCCGAAATCAATATTTTGGAGAGGGTGTCATTGATGATAAGTGGTTGGACTCACAAACGATACTTTTCCTCGAAAAATTCAAAAGACTTGAAGGTTCCCATGGTTCTATCGTAAGTCCAACGTATAAAAACTTAGTTCGTGAATATGAATATGTTGAAATCTATAAAGATTTATGGAAATCAAACGGAACTGAGATTTATGGTGGACCAATTCATCACACCGCTGATGCTATCGTGCTCTGTAAGGGACACACTTTATTAGTAAAACGCAGAGCGCACCCAGGAAAAGGGACATACGCTTTCCCGGGTGGATACGTAAACAATAATGAGCGGGTCCTAGATTCAATGCTCAGGGAACTCAAAGAAGAAACAAAAATTGATGTCCCACCCGGAAAACTCAGAGGATCGATAGTCGATTCGAAAACTTTCGATGATCCAGAAAGATCGGTGAGAGGACGAGTTATCACAAATGCTTATTTCATCCATTTAACCGATGAAGTTGGATTACCAAAAATTAAGGGAAGTTCAGACGCTGACAAAGCGGTTTGGGTTCCACTCAACAAATTTTATCAAATGCGTGGTGAACTATTCGAAGATCATTACCATATTGGAAAATACTTTTTTAGGGGAAGATAGACTGACCCGAACAATTTAACTTGTAGGAGGACTACAATGAATATGAGAAATCACTTAAAAAACATTATTAACGACTTTATTGACGAAGACTATAACCCAATCCTTGATACGGATTCCTATAAACTTTCCCACTTTAAACAGTATCCACCTGATGCTCACGGGTATTATGGATATTTGGAATCTAGGGGTGGAGAGTATGAGAATGTTGTTTTCTTTGGATTGCAATATTTCATGAAGAAATACTTGACCAAGCGTGTAACAATGGAACACATCGAAGAGGCGCAAGAATTCGCTGCTCTCCATGGCGAACCATTTAATAGAGAAGGTTGGGAATACATCGTAAACAAGCACGGTGGAAAATTCCCTATCAGGATCAAAGCAGTTTCAGAAGGTTCGGTTATTCCGACTCATAATATCTTGCTCTCTTTGGAAAGTACAGATGATGAGGTATTTTGGGTGGCTTCTTTCCTCGAAACTATGATTGTTCGCGCTGTTTGGTATCCAACCACAGTCGCTACTATCAGTTTCCACGTTAAGAAATTGCTTGAAAACTATCACAATATGACAGAAGGAAATACCGACGCAGTTCCATTTTCTCTACATGATTTTGGTGCTCGTGGCGTTTCATCCTATGAATCGTCTGCTATCGGAGGCGCTTCTCACCTTGTGAATTTCATGGGTTCAGATACTGTTGCTGGTGTTAGACTTGCAAACAAATATTATGGAGTTTCTGGGAAGATGGCGGGGTTTTCAATTCCTGCAAGTGAACACTCTACAATGACTTCATGGGGAAGAGATGGAGAAGAGGATGCTTACCGAAATATGCTCAACGCATACGGGGAGGAAGGTTCTATTTTTGCATGTGTCTCGGACTCATACGATATCTTTAAAGCGACGGAGTCGCTGTGGGGCGATAAATTACGTGAGGAAGTTATCAAATCTGGTGTTACTCTTGTTGTTCGTCCAGACTCGGGTGATCCAAAAACAGTTGTTACAAAACTCATTCAAATCCTAGAACAGAAATTTGGTTCGATTGTGAATGATAAGGGATATAAAGTTTTGAACTATGTTAAGATCATTCAGGGTGATGGCGTCAATCCGAAATCGATTCATGATATTCTAGAAGCGATAACTGGATTGGGTTTCAGCGCTTCAAATATTGCATTTGGAATGGGTGGAGGATTACTACAACAACTGGATAGGGATACCCAGAAATTTGCTTTGAAATGTTCCTCAATTCAGCGTGATGGTATTTGGCATGACGTTTATAAGGAACCAGCGACCGATCCTGGGAAGAATTCTAAAGCGGGCAAATTGGTGCTTGTGAAGGAAGGCGGACAAATTAAAACCATTCGAAAATCCGAATTTAACAGGGAAACACAAGAATCAATGCTAGAAACGGTATTTGAAGATGGAAATATTTTGAAGACTTATACATTCGACGAAGTTAGAGAAAATTCTAACCGTTAATCGAATATAGATCACCCATAAATAACTGCTATGGCAAAGTTAACTTGGGGCGATCTTTCTAAGTCCTCGAAATCCGGTGGAACAAGAGGATTAGTTTTACTGGAAAAAATACAAAAATCTATCGAATTGGAAACGGACAAGGGTAAAGCGATAATAACCGCTCCTGCTGAATTCCTCAAACTCTTAAAAAAAGAGGATTATTCGGGTATACAAAAGCAATACCAAAAATCTGGTAAACAGGGAAAATTCTTGACTGCTATCCTAAAAAATGGTAAGATAGAAAACATGAGTGTAACCAACTTAATGAAAACGAAGGATTTTGGTTCGTCGGGTGGATCAGGTGCGGGCGCTGCCATGACGAAACTTGGGGAATCCGCACAATGTCTCTATGCCGCATTATTATTTTATATCCTCAAAAAAGAGATATCACCGGAACAAGAAATTTCAAAGGATGATCTAAAAAAAGCATTGAGATATACCGATACTGATGAAACCGAAACAAACTTGCTTACAAAAGTGCCGGAGGATTGGGTTAAATCTTCAATTTCAGGAGCAAATTCTCTCTTCCATTTATATTTTAAGAAGAATACTACTAAGAAATATACGTTCCATCGTGGATCGAAATTTATCACAAGAATTGAAAAAACATTTACAAAAATAAACTCAAAAGAAAAGGCATTTGGGAATTTGAATAAATGGACACCCGCCGATATGTATGTCGTTTCAAAAGAGGGTGAAAAAGCATTATTCGATTCAAATACCATCGGAGAATTGAACAGTAAAATTTTCACTCTCTATTTGTCCGGTGATTTGATCGGAGTTTCTCTCAAAAAAATAGTTGGAAAAAAGAGGGGTTCGATAGATTATCTTAATATTGATAAAAAGGTTGAAGCAACATTCATAGAATCAAAGGGTGTGAAATATAGAGGAATGAGAGGTCATTCTACCCGTGGAACTATGTTTGATGGTATCGATGTTTATTTACAATGGGGAAATGGATCGACAGACTCCATACAATTCAGAAGTTTTGCCGGTGATACTCTTACGGGTTGGCAGGGAGAAGTAAAAGGTGCTCATGCAAGTCAGGGTAAAATATCATTGGGTCCACTGAGTTATATTTTGAGACAAAATGGTATTAATATGCCAACTTCAGCAGATTCAGCAGACTTGGCGAGGAGTATGCCGGCCGGATATTTTAAAGATTTTCATATGATGGTGAAAAAACTGAAGTTAATTGACGCCACTCTTGATGTGATGGAATTCGAAGGTATTATAAAAGCGCTGTCACCAAAATGGCGATATTCCAAATATCTTGGAATAAAATTGATGTATGAATTATCAAAAATTAAAGATCAAAAGAAGTTGAATACCTTAGTTGAGGACGTTTACTTATATGCTTCATCCAGAACAAGGTATAGCGCTCCTTATATAAAGTTGAGTTAATATGAAAAAATACAATGTAAAAACATACTTGGACGAAGTAAAACTGTCTGATTTGGGTCACAGTGATTTTGATACTGTTTTGGGTTATATTGGTAAATCATATTTTCCATTGTCAGAGAAAATGATAAGCAGGATATATGGTATCCGGCAAAAAGTTAGAGCGGGACACGTTACAACCTCAAAGAAATTATCAAGTTTAAAAAAGCTTCAAAATTCTGCAAAATCTATTCCAACATTTACGAAATACAATGATGAGGGATTACCCCGACTTTTGAGACTTTTTGGTTTTAGTCCAGGAACTATACCTCTCATAGTGATAGCTGAGGGTGTGGAGATATACAAATTCCCTGGTGATATTTTTTCGGGTGTGGATCAGCAGGGTCGACGATGGACGAAACCTGGCAATTTTATTCCGAGAGCACATATTTTACATTCTAAATTTAGACCGGAGTTGGACAAGTTTGCCCTGAAAGTTGCGGAAATGATTAGAGAACCTGGTGCAGATAACAAAACGAAACAAAAAGCTATAAAGTTTTATTTTGACGAATCGGAGAAATTGCTTATAAAATTATTACCGGATATAAAGAAAGCTTGGGAAGATCAACGTGTACCAGAATATGAATCATATAATGAAGTCGTCCTTTCCAAATTTAAAATAAAAGTAGTATATGCTATAAATTTCAAAGAGACAGCAAATGGTGATGAAATATTAGAAAAGTTGAGAATCGACCACAAAGAGTATGGCATAAGAGAACTGAAAACCCCAGAGCAATTAAAAAGTAATCTCAAAATGTTTTTTAAATAACCCTTGACAAACGTGAATGAAACCGTTATAATAGTACTATAGGGTTAAGGAATTGATATAAACACCAATGAGGAAGGAACACTAGATATGCAATTTTTCTATGGAGACCGAGATAAATTTGATAGGGAACAATTTCTTGTGAACACGATGGACGAAATTGAAAATGACTTAATTTCCTGGAAATTGGGAAAAAACTTAAAGGGTCAAAAAACAGTATCATATCAAACACCCTTTGACACTTATGTGGTTACGGAACTTGACGGTTGTTTTGAATTGAAAACATTAAGAAATCCAAAAGCGACTATAGTCAATGGAAACACTATCGATTGTATCGGAAAATTATTTTTACTGAAACCAGAAAACTTGAGGAAGAGAAAATGAAGTTGCCTACGTATCAAGAAGCGAAAGCGATTTGCAAAGCGAATCCGGTTTTCTTCGAAAAAGTAGAAGTTTTAGAAAATCATACCCAAGTTTTCATATTTGGAAGTCGGTTACCTAGTTATACTGATTTCTATGATGAAAATGGAAATGAAACTCATGCTCTAGAATTGCGTGGATTATCGTATGTTCAAAATACCCATATGGATTATGAGGTTTACCCAGCACTACGGAAGTTTTTTAATATAGATCAAACTCCGGGTTCTATGATTGAAGATGTACAAGATTTGGAAATCCAACGAATCCAAGATAAGTGCGATGGTTCTATGATAAACTTCGTCTATACTGGAAATCGTTTTCTAGCAAAATCTAAAATGACTTTTAGTTCAGATCAAGCGAAACTAGCAAATACAATTTATCATAACCACGGTGGAATTCAAACATTTTTGCGCAAGTGCGCTGATGGAACATTCGGTCGAGTTATATATCCAATTTTTGAACTTGTAAGTCCTCTAAACAAAATTGTTTTGGATTATGAAAATACGGAATTGATCTTGCTACAAATGCGAGATGAAAATGGTGATATAGTTGATTTTTATGGATCGGATTGGCAAGACCGGTTGTATGATTTAAGCATTCCTATGTCCGCCGATTTAACCAGACAAAATACACTCGATAATATTTTGAATATAAAAAGACGATTATCGACAGAAATCGAAGGATGGGTAGTAACTTTTACAAATGGAAAGCAAATCAAGATCAAAACTGATTGGTATTTTCAAATGCACAAGTTGGTTACCGAAAATCTGGTTGCTGAGAATGGTATCATAGAAATGGTTTTAAATGAAACTTTGGATGATGTTATTTCGCAAGTAGATGCTAATGATCCTCGTCGCAAATATGCTGAGGCGATTGCTTCGGGATTCAATCAATGGTTTGCAAAGTCGATGAAAACTATCGAGCGAATGATTAAATTGTATGGAACTTATGACGACAGGAAGACATTTGTTAAAGCGTTTAGCGATACAAAATTCTTTTCTATCATCATGGCATCTCTGAATAGGGGAGATGCTGAGGATAACTTGAAAAAGTATATGCTCAAAAAGACTCGAAAGTTAACTGCTGCTCGTGAATTTGTTGAGAAAGAATTAAATATTTTAAATAAGGGGTTGACTTTGGATGGAGAATAATGTATAATAGTACCATAGTTGTAATGGTTGTGGGTCTGACTCAGACTCCCACGTATTGATAATGGAAGTGATGAATGAAACTGCGTGAAAATTTACCAATGGGAGTCATGAAACCATACGAAGTACATGACGCTATATATTTTAGAGTTCAATGTGATTGTATGGGTGAAGATCATGATTTAACAATTTACAGTGAAGAGGAACATGGTTCGGGTATTAATTTTTCATATAAATCATATATCCCAATTACAAATAGTTCCATAACAAAATGGGAATGGTTGAAAAATTTCTGGACAAGAATAACAACCGCTACAAGAATTATTGTTTATGGTTACATTGAAACCGATAATGAGTTTTTTCTTGGAAAACAAAATATTGAAGGATTACTACAAGCGTTGAAAGAACTCTCAGAGAAAGAATTAAACAGGAAAGTTACTATAACGATTGAAGATTAAATTATGGATTGGTTTACATCTGACCATCATTTTGGTCATAGAAATATTTTGAAATTCGCCAATAGACCTTGGTTTGATGTTCATGAAATGGACGTGGATTTGATTAACAACTGGAACTCAGTTGTCAAGGAAAATGACACAGTATACTACTTGGGCGATTTTGCATTGACTGGAAGAGACAATATCCAAAATATTCTTGATCAACTTAATGGAAATATCAAATTTATACCGGGGAATCATGACAAGAGAATCACTTTAGACTTAATTGCTAAATCTGGAGCAGAAATAAAACCACTTGTATTCGAGTATACAAATTATGTCAAAGGAAATAAATTACCAATAGTTTTGTGTCATTATCCAATGAGAAGTTGGAATAGATCATTTCATGGATCATATCATTTCTTTGGTCATACTCATGGAAATGCAGAACCACACTACACTTCGATTGATATTGGAGTGGACAGTGTATCTAGACATTTACCGGGTGGTTCTAGTGTAAAAGAAAATTATAGACCTGTAACTGCCCAAGAGGCGATTAATTTTATTAATGAATGGAGAAATAAAAATGTTGGAAAATGTGAAATTGAAATTTAGTGATTTGGTTGAAAAAATTAAAGAGGGTTCTGGCGAACTTTTTACAAAATTGGGTGGAAGTAATACAGTATCAGTGATCTTTATTCTGTTTATTCTCGCAGCTTTGTTTGTGGGATTTGGGACACTTTTTGGTTTTATTGTATCAGCAATTTATGGCGCTCTCGCCGCAATTTTTGGATTCACACCCGCAAGCATCACAATCTTTCAGGGGCTTGTGATTTGGGTTGCTGTTCTTTGTCTTGGTAGAGTCTTTCGAAGGGATTAATATAATGGAAAAATTTAATGTTATCAGTAAAAATGAAAAACGAAACATGCAACAAGTTGTAACTGTAGATGGTCGAACTTTTCATATCGCCATCGACAAGAACAAACCAACAAAACCAAAAACAAATCTATCTGCATCATTAGCGGAGAGCAAGCAGAAAGACAAGAAGTCAAAATCTTCTAAAAACCGACCAGCGAAAAGGAAACAAGAATAATACAATAATATGAAACGCCATAAAAAGATAAAAGAAATAGTTGAAGTTGTCGGTATAATCATCGCTGCAATCACATGGACGAAAACTCTATACGATGCTTATACTGACGATAGGACGAATGATAAATAACTATATGAGTTTAATCACAGAATCTAGCAAATATCTTTCTTCTGGTCCCTCTCAGTTCAAAACAGCAATGGTTCAAGCTGTGGAAATCCTGGAGAAATCTAGTTCAGACCCGGATATCAAGAAAGCATTAAACGATTTAAAAAATGGACGATTACCCGATCAACATTGGATGGGACAACTCAAAGAACCGAAAAGGGACGCTATACTTAAAGCGCTTCATGGTTTGAGTGATCGTGATTTCATCGCTTACGCTAAAGATTCTCAACCCCAACAAAAACACTTAAAAAGAAACTTCGGTAAGTTTTAAATAACCCTTGACAAACCCCTTCAAAACCCGTATAATAGTACCATAGGGTTAAAGAAAACACAGGAAGGAAATTCGTTATGCACGCACCCACAATGATGAAAGATGTTTATGGTGTTGATGAAGAGAACTCACTAGATAGAATCTTTCAACTGGAATCCATCTCAAGCACACTCGAAAAGCAGAAAATTATCAGAGAATTAAATGGTGCTGAGATGTTATTTTTCCACCTTATGTTAGATCCATTTCAAAAATACAATGTAACAGCAAAAAGGGTTGATGCAGATTTCAAAAAGGTTATTGCAACTAAGGTTACAGACCCAGTTTCAATCAATGTTCTAACACTGCACAACCTAAAATACATCCTCTTTGAATTGAATCAGAGGATCGTAACCGGAAATTCTGCAGTCAAGAGGATCAAAGACTTCTATGACAAACAAGAATTACCACTCAAAAAACTAATCCTCTCTATCCTTAATAAAGATTTTGGAAAGGGTGTTGGTAAAAGACTCATCAACAAATCACTCGCTCCCGGACAAAGGAAAATCCCAACATTTGAACTGATGCTATGTGACAACATGAAGACAAAAGAACTTCATAATGATTGGTCTAAACTTTCTTTCCCTTGTTATGGGGAACTGAAACTAAACGGTGTTCGTGTTATCTACATGAAGAGGAACGGGAAAATCGAATGCCTCTCAAGAGCGGGCAAGGAATATTTAAACTTCCATGCGATCAATAAAGAGGTTGAAACTATTCTCCAAGGTGTTGATAATGTATTCCTAGATGGAGAAATCCACGGCGAAACATTTGATAAGGTTATGGAAGTTGCCAGAGCGAAAACTTTGGACACACCAGACATCGATACAACGTTTGAATTCACTGCTTGGGATTATTCAACTACTGAATTATTCGATGGTGTGCAGGATAAAACACCTTTACACGAACGAAGGAAAAACCTCGCTGAATTAATTGGCAATAACAAATTGGTTAATATCACACCCCAATTTCTGGTTGAAAATGCAGAAGAAGCACAAGAATTGCTTCAGACATGGCATGATGCTGGTGAAGAGGGTGCTGTTTTCAAAAATATCAATGGATTGTATCGAACAAAACGCCACAAAGATTGGATGAAAGGGAAACTGTTTTTTGAAGATACTTTCGAGGTAATCGGAACAACGGAACACAGCAAGAAATTTGGACAATTGGGCGCTTTGATTTGTAAAATGGATGATTCAGATGAAACTTTCAAAGTTGGTTCTGGGTTTTCAGACGAACAGCGTATTGATTATTGGAATCGTCGAGAAGAATTGGTTGGGATGGAAGCGGAAGTTCAATACAAGGAACGATCAAAAAATACCCTTCAATTTCCTGTTTTGATTAAATTAAGGACTGACCGACTATGAGAATACAATTATTTTTTTCAATAAATAGTTTCGGAGGATAACTATGCACGGCACGAACTTAATAAATACAACACTTGACATTCTAGATGAGACAAAGAACTCAAAATCCGACTATGTGATATACCACGATACTATGCACAGCGTCGAAAGGTCAGTGCTTGATTTTGTGAAGAAATCACCCTTTGATATTGACAAAGACGATTGGTTTCATAGTTTTACTTCGGGCCCGGGTAAACCATCTGAGGGAAAGACAACCCCATTTCATATAAGACTTCTAAAGGGCGGAAAAGAACAAAAGAAACAACTACATTTTCAAGTATTCAATAGAGGGAACAATATTACCAATAGATTTGAACTTAATATGTATATTCTGTAAATACCCCTTGACAAACCCCTTCAAAACCCGTATAATAGTACCATAGTGAAGGAAACATTTATTAATGAAAGGTATATGATGGAAGATGTAATTTTGGATAATACAGACGACACAAAAACTGAACTGTCAGTTGGAGCAAATTGTTCTGTCAAAAATTGTGGTAAATTCTTCGATTTTTCTAGAGATAAAGATGGACGATTTATACATTGGGTCAGTAAAAAAGATAAGGATGGTGGATTTTCGAGGAAAAGTTCAAAACATAGAGCATGTTTTAATGCTGATGTGAGAAAAAAATACTCAAATAAACATAAAAATTCCCCACAAAAAGAAACGAATATACCGGGATTATCGCAGTTGGAACTTATTAAGCAGTTGGAACGATTCAAATCTATAAAACCCAACATGAAAATTGCTGAAATAGAGTCCCTTCACAATTCCATGTTATTGTGTATCCGTAGCGCTTCCAAAAAAAAACAACCCACTGAAAGACGAGAACAACTTGCTAAATCGGCGAGGATAGGAATACTCGCTGGATTCGACCAACTATTTCGCCAAAATCTATGTTCATACTACAACAAAAATAAAAGATTTGATGCTCATATTAAAACCGGACCATTTAAAATCTCGCTTGAACGCTTGAATTGCCATGAATTATATAATGACATGTCGGTTAATGGTGGCAATTGTGTTTGGGTTTTCTCTAATGAAAACCAACAAAAATCATCATGTGAGAAATCAGATAAAGAGAATGGTTTTACTAATTACATCGAAATATTACTTGAAAATAATATTGAACCGAGTGACGATGCTCTCGAACTTTATTTTGAAACGTTAAAAACTTCAACGGTGATAAGTTTTATAAATGAGCAAGAAAAAATCATAAAATTGTACAGAAAAATGCTAAATGTACAGGAGTATATTAAAAAAATATGAAAACGCTTAAACCCCTTAAATTGAACGAACTAGACCAATTTTTTGAAGACGACACGAAATTTTTGTATGTTGAATCCGATGAGTATGGCGAAATCATGTTTTTCCATGTCGCTGGTTTTGTTGAGAAACAATATACAGTATTAACTATGAAAGAAAATTCAACTGCTAATGTAAGAAATAAGCGTGAACTTGAAGATATTTTAGACATCCTGAGAGTTGAGCGTGTGCATTTATGTGGAGACTTCATTGAAACAATGGAAATTATCGGCGAAGGGAATTTTTAGAATGGAGGAAACGCCCCAAATCACAATCGAAGAACTGAATGGAAAATTAGTCCATATCGGAAGATCGCTCGATGAATTCCTAAAACTCATCCAAGGTTATAATGAAAATGTGACAACCACAACCCATATAAAACAGTTTTGGTTTACTTCAACCGTGCTCGAACAATTTAGAGAAGTTGTCAAAAGTCTTGAAAATGAAAGACAACAACTAACCGAAATAATCGACAAATTAAAACAGAAAAGGGTTGACAAGACCCCTTAAAACCCTTATAATAGTACTATAGAATTAACCATTAAACGGAGGACGAGAAAATGTCAGATCTTCAAATTTTACAGGAACTGAAATTGGAACTTGGGGAAATAACCATTGCTATTCGTGGACTCGGAGATGTTGAGACCGTTGAACGAAAAACCCTGGTTGAGAAAAAGAACGAACTCAAGGAAAAAGTTCGGTTGATGGAACGATAGATGAAAGTTAGAACAAGACAATTCTATTGCTTTGGTTTTTGGGAAGATGGTTGCTCTAGATGCTATAATGATGTAACTTTCATCGAAGCTGAAAGCGAATCCCAAAGCAATAGAAATCCTGGGTGATGTGGTTAATACTACGTGGACAGCATTTAGGAAAATATTATGGAAATGATTTTGGTAAATTTAGTTTTAACAGTACAAGCATATTTAGCATTTTACCTCTTTTACTTTATTGCAGTCACTTGTTTGGCGTTGTGCTTCTTCTTATTTTTATTTTATTTTATGTGGAAAAATCATAAAAACCCTTGACAAACGCCGGTAAACCCTTATAATAGTAGTGTAAGGTAAACAAAGGAAGGGACAAGATGAAATTAACAAAAGAAGATATCAGAGAAAAGATGGAAACAAACGACAAATGGTTGATTCGTGGACTGATCGCCATTTATGATCGCCAGACCGCAGATGAGCAGGTTTCGGAAGATACGAAGCATAATAATACCATCGGATTCAACGGCGGAGACGGTCGCTGGGGTGCTAATTTCGCTGCCTTCTACAAGCAGAGGAATTTCCTAACCAAGAAGCAAATCAATTACATTCGACCAAAAATGTTGAAATACTCTGGTCAATTATTAAAGATAGCGAACGGTGAGATATGAGCATCGATATAACCATTTTGAATCACCACGTTAAATTTGTTAAAAATAAAATAAAACAAAAGACAGTGTTACTAAACACTCTGGAAAATGAAGTCAAAAATCCAAATGTTCCAGAAGACCGGGTCAGATTATACCTTGAAACTATAGATTCTATGAATCGCAAAATCAAAACATTGAATAGAGAAGTTGAAATCTTGAACAGGAAAATTTCTCAAATTATAGTGGACAGCATTTAGGAAAATATTATGGAAAAAAACGATATACTGGCCCTATATACACTGGCAACCTCAATTTTGATTAATATAATAACTTTAATTGTCATATATTGCATGAACGGTCAAATTGATGATATGACTCAATGGACCAGAAGTTATTTGCAAAATGATAAAATTGAGTGGAGTCTTGATAAAAAGACTTTTATTTTAGAAGAGTCTCTTGGTATTAATGTTCGAGCGTGTGAGGTTGAATAATGAAAACTACAGAAATAGGACTGTTGAGATCGTCCATTAGGGACTTGGATCTAAGGATAAACATGCTGAATGCTATGGGAGACACAGTTGTAGCAAAAGGAATGATGAAGGTAAAAAATAAAATGTTATTGAGATTGGACAGATTAACCGGACTCATTCCAAAGAAAATCACAAGGACTGGGAAATAGTGAAATTTAAAATTACTTACAAAAGTGGGAAAGTTTATAATAAAAGCGAAGAGGATTTAAAAGACTCTTTAAATTTAGAATCCATTACAGATGAAGCGCTCAAAAAAATCGGTGATATTGAATCCATCGAACCCATTAATTTTAAAGTAGAGAAAAATGTTTTAATTGACGTTGGATCTATTGCAGATGCTACAACTGTGTTAAAATTTGTTCAGAGTTTGAACCAGAAAGGTGATTGGGTTATTTACATTAGTACAAACTCTGAACATGTTATAGCACCCGATCATTGGGGCAGTGGTTATAGCGTTTTTAACGATTATAGTAGCGGTCGTGATAATCAGGATGAAATGATAGAAGATATAACTGGGAATACAATAATAGTAGTTCCCCATAATGTCGGATTCAGACTGCTGGGTGATAAAGATTATTTGAAAGAATATACCGAAACAGTCTCACCAAAAAAGTTTTGGGTCGCTAAAGATAAACATCGTCACATAAGCGGTCATTGGGTCCATATCTATGATTCGAAACCAATTAGGAATAATCCTATTCAAACAGATGAAGACAGAATTTGGGTGCGGGATTCTGGAACTTTTTGGAATATTGAAGCATTCCCGCATATGGACTTACTAACAGATGAGCAAAAAATTCTTTTAGAAAATATGAGTTGGTTTACTCCAGCGCAATCATTTATAATTGAGGCGCCGGTAAAATGAAATTTATTTTTTATCAAACCCCTTGACGGTCACCGGTAAAACCCTTATAATAGTAGTATGAGGTTAAAGAACAGGACCACGAAACAACTTCGCAGGACCTTGACTATCATGACACTCATACTCGCCGCTTATGTCACAGAATACAACGGCGGATATAAAACTGGAAATGTTAAAACTCAAATCGCTTCTCTTAAAAAAGGATAGGAAATGACTAAGGAACAAATCAAATTACAACTTCAACCGGATATTGACAGATTAGCAGTACTCGGATATCATGTCAGCGTTACTAGTACAACACCATTAGTTTTTGATGATGAGATTGAGCAATTTGAAATTCATCAAGGACTTTGTGAAAAACTAGTATTAGAATACGAAAATATTTATAACAAAGTACAAGAATTTGGTGCTGATGCTTCTGTTATAGTAAACACCATGGTTAAGTTAGATTTTGAAGCCCGGGCAGAACTCTTCCCACAAAAAGAGAATGTATAATGTCACCAGAATTAGTAAACCAATGGATTAATGTGGTGATGAATGTATTTGGAACTTCGTTTGTAACTTTAATACTTATGTTGATTGCCATCTTGGGTTCTATGGGAACAAGAACCCTCATAAAAGAAATGCTGGAGTTGAAGAAATGAGTACATGGAAACGAATTGACAAGCTGAGTGACCGGATGAATCAGTCTAGACGCAAGTACGCCGAGCAGATTTCTTTCCTAGACTTTCAGAAGTATTTGAATGGTAGAACCTAAATATCTTAATGAAGTATACTGTTAAGAATTATTTGGATGAAAAGGTTGACAATTTAAAAACATCTAGGGTTAGATCGAATGATAACTTAGTGTTTGATAGATTTGAACGTGTTGAAACATGGCGTCCGGGTTCTATCATGATACCCTGGACTGCCAAAATGATGCAGAGGATACAGAAGGGTAAAAAGGTTAGATCTTTACATATCACCGATTTAAACTCTGTCAAAAACTTGGTGAAAATCCAAAATACTTCAAAATCAATATCAACATTTAACAGAGTTGTAAATATTCATACATTCATTTCGCTCATACGGACATACTCTGGTGGTGATGATATGGGTGTTGAAAACGATGAGACAAATAGCGTCGCTGTAGTCCTTTTATCTGGTAAAAAACTCTTGAGCGTAGATGAAGATATTTGGACCAGTGTTGATGCTCAAGGTCGAAGGTGGAGCAAACTAAGTGATTTAGTACAGCATAAGGATAATTTTCGAAAACGCTTGGAAAATGAATTACTAGAAATAAGAGAGAAAATATTAAAAAAGTTCATGAAAAAATACAATATAAAAGTTGAATGGAGAGATCTAGCACAACTTGAAGACAAAAAGTTGAAAGGTAAAATTATTGGTGAATATCACAAGCAGATGGCAAAATTCCTAAAGAAAAACGTCGAAGAAATAGAAGCGTCTACTAATGTCCAAAACTCATACTCCGGTTATAATGAACTCGTTTTATCCAACTTTAAAATAATGAAAATTTATACAACTAGATTTCCAAGAGAAATCTTTAGCGGCGGTCCATGGTTTTCTAAACCCAGTCCAAAACAAAAAGACAACATGATGAACTATAGTCACGTTGCTCCGCTGGAGTACGTCGATCCTGAAAACGACTATTCAACCCTCTTCAAAAAAGTTGTAAAATATATAAAAGTTACAGGTTAACCCTTGACAAACCACTCCAAAACCCGTATAATAGTAGTATAGTTCCACAAAGTACAACGTGGGAGCCGCGGTGGCACCTGCAGTAAATTCTGTAGCGAGGTTGAAATAGTTTAAAATAGTTCATTTAACCCTTGACATAACCAGGTAAAACCCTTATAATAGTACTATAGGGTAAAGAAAGGGAATTATGAAAAACACTAAAACATTCAAAAAGAACTCCAAGGACCTGCTTGCCACTCTAATGTCAGAGCAGAATTTAACTATCATTGTTAAACCTGGAGCAAGGACCGCCTGTATCAATGTCCAAACAAAGACTATCACCATCCCAGAATTCGCTTCTGAGGATGAAAATGTATACGATATGTTCCAGGCACACGAAATTTCCCACGCCATGCACTCTGATATGGTTGATATCCACAGGATTTTTGAAAACGACAGACGACCTGGATTCCAATCTTATATCAATATCACCGAAGATTCTAGGATTGAAAGGGTCATACAAGACAAATTCCCAGGACTCAAAATCGTGTTCAAGAGGGCATACAAGAAATTGACTGAAGACGGTTGGTTCGGGGTAGATCCTCATGACCAAGAAACACTCGACGATATGCTACTTATTGATCGTGTCAACCTTGAAGAGAAAAGCGCCGGATCATTCCCTGTAAGATTCTTCAATGAAACGGAAACTGCACTTCTGAAAGGCGTTCAAAGCGCCGCCACTTACCGGGACGCTCTAAACGCCGCAGAAAAGATATACAAATATGATGAGGCAGCGATCCAACAAAAGATGGACGAAGCAAAGAATCAACAAGAGGATGAAGGTCAAGACACACCAGAAGATGGTGAGGGTCAAGAGGCGCCAGAAGCACCAGAAGCACCAGAAGCACCAGAAGTACCTGACTCTAACACAACTTCTGATGATGCTGACGGTGAAGACTCAGAGGATTCAGAAGACTCAGAAGATGGTGGGGACACCGAGGATGGTCAATCCGGTCCGGGTGAAGATGGTAAAGACTCAGAGGATACCGAAGAGACTGAAGACGGTGAGAACTCAGAAGATGGCGAATCCGGTGATGACTCTGATGACTCTGATGACTCTGAAACTTCTGATAAAACCACCGAAGATGCTGGAGAGAATGAATCCACAAAAACCGGCGGTGACTCAATTGTACAAGAGACACCAGAAGGACCAGAATCCGCAACTGACAAGGCATTCCAGAAAAAACTTGATGAACTTGCCGAAGAGACTGAAACTGAAAACACAGGAAATGAGGAACCAACCTCATACTCTCTTGAAATGCCACAGTGGAATATGAAAACTACTGTGGTTGGATGGAAGGATATTTATAACGAACAAAATACCGATACTCTCCAGAAGATTTCCAAACTCAAAGGTGCGGATTTCTTGGATGAGGAATTCTTCAAATCAACCGAAGAATGGGTTGATGATGAGGAAGAGGAAAACGACGATGAAGAATACTACGAAGAGCAAGGATACTAAGATGGAGGAAATAAAAAAATAAAGTTTGAGAAACCCTTGACATAACCCGGTAAAACCCTTATAATAGTACTATAGGGTAAAGGAATTGATTACACCAATAAGGAAGGGAAACCAAATGGGATATTACAGAAGACCTTCAAAGATAAGTTTAAAGAAATCGTTTGTTTATGCGAAGAACACCATAAACGCCATTGACGCAAACTACAAGGCAGAAATCAATCACATGTCAAATGTTTTCATTCGAAAGCAAAGAGCACTCGCTGCTAAGATGGTGTCCCATAATGAAACGGGTAGGATTGACACAAACTTAATCCACCAATACAAATACTCAGACAAAATCTTCGGAAGAAGCGAAAATCACACTTCTGGGAACAACCATGGTTTACTTGTCATGCTTGACAGCTCTGGTTCAATGGCCCGGGATAACATCGCCGGATCATTAATCCAAATCAGAAACCTTATCAAATTCTGCACTAAATCAAATATCCCATTCAGGGTTGTAATATTCAAAAATGTTGGTGGGGCAAGGGGCAAGGACTCTAAAGGGAATGTAGTAACCTCTAGAGCGACATTGAGAGAATGGTTTTCCTCTCAAATGAATAAAAAAGAACTTGACGCCATGACCAACTATGTGTTTAGAAACAATGGTTGTGGATCGTCTCACTGGCTTGACAGCATGGGCGGGTGTACACCACTCGCCGACTCAATCACAATGTTGAGACAATATGCTTTCAACTTTGTCAAAGAAGAGAATATACAACTTGACAAATTGACTACTGTTATAATTACAGATGGCGCTTCAGGTGCATATAGCGCTTATAACTCAGAACATGTATCCAATGATAATCAAATACACCGGGCATCACAAGACACCCACGGACTGGGTCAGATAAATGGAACCATTGTTGATCCAAAATTTAACACCACGACTAAGGTTGACACTAGGATAAACTGTGCAACACTGCTTAAGCACTACAAGAAATTACTCCCAGGCAAATTGATGGGATATTACATTGGAAATAACCCGGGTTTGGGACTCTCAACTTATGACGAAGAGTTTGGAACTGGGAAAGAGAGGACAGAAGTTAGAAATGAAATTTATGACAAAAAATTCGTCTCACTGAAAAACTTCGCTGGATATGATGAAATGACCTTTATTGACATCGACATGATGAAGGTTGGAGGACAAAATGTACCACACAGTTTCCGCACTTACAAGCATCAAGAGAAGACGGATTTCATGGATGAATTGAAGGAAAAGAAAAACAGGAAAAAGATCCTGGTCGACTTTGTAAACTCGATGGCATAAAATAAAAAAATAAAGTTTCAAATACCCTTGACACAACCCGGTAAAACCCTTATAATAGTACTATAAGGTTAAAGAAAGGGAGAAACCAAATGGAAATTGAAATCACAGAACTACTGGAAAAGATCAAAGAGGATTACTTAAATTTCAAACTGGCCAGCGAATATGCTCACACCGAAATCTCAAAGAAGATGATTGTCGAATTCAATGATGGACTCAAGGTGCTCACCGGGAAGAAATATATCAAAATCGAAAAAGAAAACTCGGTATGGGGTTTCATCGTCAACACTGAGACCGATAAGAAATTCCGCAAAGGTGATATCCTCATGGCTGCCAGCTTCAAGGCACCCGCAAGGAATCACGCTCGGGGAAATATCATCGATGGAGATTACCAAATTAATTGGACTGGACCAAACTATTTGATATAAACCCTTGACAAACCACTAGGAAACCGTTATAATAGTACTATAGGGTTAAGGAAAACGAACCAAAACGTTTTAAGGAAAGGAAACAAAATGGCTCGAAGGAAAATTACACAAGAACTACTAGAAAACTTCACCGCTGTTGTAGACGCCTCAATTGATGGAAACGCTATCAAAGAGGTAACAAAGAATGAGGTAATCAGACTTGCTGAAACATTCCTCGCTGAAAATCCTACCGATATCGCTCCTGCTACACTGGCGTGGAACACTATCAAGGACTTCAAGGTTGGAAGAGGACGATTCACCACCGCAAAACATTTTAATAGCGCCCTGGTTGAAACTTCCTTTCCTACCTTACCTTCTAACGACACTCCTGCCCCTGCAATCGGGGCGCTACCTCAAACGGGGGCAGGAACTAAAAAATTGGATGTAGAGACAAATCAAAACTTTGTCCCTTCAATAGATCCAAACTACGTTGCTGATGATGTTTACAAAACTATCAACAAGGTTTTAAAATCCAACCAATTCTTCCCGGTCTATATTTCAGGCCCTTCTGGGATTGGCAAAACCACCGCTGCTGAACAAGCTTGTGCTAAACTGAAGAGGGAAGTTTTTATTCCTGCCATCACCACTGAAACTAATGAGGATGACTTACTCGGTGGATTCAGACTTGTTGACGGAGAGACTGTCTGGTTTGACGGACCTGTTGTACAAGCGCTGAATCGGGGTGGGGTTCTGGTCCTTGATGAGATTGACCTCGCTTCCTCGAAAATCATGTGTCTTCAGGGCATTCTTTCTGGAAAGGGTGTTTTTCTCAAGAAGGTCAATAAAATGATCAAACCCGCTCCTGGATTTACCGTTATCGCAACTGCCAACACAAAAGGTCAGGGCGATGACTCTGGGAAATTCGTTGGAACTACAGACCTAAACGAGGCCTTCCTAGATAGATTCCCAATCGCTCTAGAGGCAAATTATCCTACTGATGTTACTGAAACTGAAATCCTTCGAAGGATTTGGATTTCAACCGGGAATGTTGTTGATGAAAATGCCGCTGCTACTATCAAGAACTTGGTTGCTTGGGCAGGAATGAACCGACAGGCTTACATGGAAGGACTTTCGGACGATGTAATCTCTACACGCCGACTGATCAATATTGTTCAAGGACTTGGAATTTTCGGACTGAAGTCGATCAAGAAAACCTTGGGAATGGTCCTGACTCGATTCGATGAGGACACCAAGAGCGCTCTTGTGGATCTCTACAGGAAGATTGATGCCCGCTTTGATGAACTTGAGAAGGAAGAGACTAACGCATAAACACTACGGTTCCAATGGTTCTGGACGACATTAAACTCTGAACCACCTTTCCTTACCTTTGGGAGGCGCTACCTTTCCTGGCGCTTCCCTTTAAGGAGTGTAAATAGATGGTTCTAAGCGATTTTAAGCAAGGTTTAAGAGGGTATAAATGAAAGCAGAAGACATACTAAGAGAAATGGTTCGGATACACGAACTCATAGAACCACACAAAAAGAGGATCGCTGAATTATCGGACTTATGGTATGATTTGGATATGAGTACTGAAGAGCAGGAAAGACTTTTCAGCGAAATGGAGAGGTAGAGATGGTGGAAACGCAAACGCATATAGAAAATATGGTTGGTTTTATAAGGGTTCAGCACCTGTACGCGGTGAACATTAATGGGAACTAAACCCAAACAACCCAGAATTTGCGGCCGCTTATCCAGGCAATACTGTCTTAGCGGATCTAAATTTATTAGAATTCCCATCGGCGTTGACAGAGTTTTTTAAAGGGTAGAACTTGGAAAGATGAACCTTTGAAACTCGAATTTAAAGTCACCCACCAACAAACCACTAGAGTTGAAATAAAGGTGAATGAAAAATAAACCGAAAGTATTTCCGATAAAGGGTTGACGAACCACTTCAAAACCCTTATAATAGTACTATAAGGTTAAGAAAATGAACATAACTGAGAAGGGAAACCAAATGTCCAGATTAGAAAACCTAGATCTCACAGCAATCACCCTCGAAGAGTGCCTCGCCGAAATCAACGACGAAGCTGCAGACCGCCAGGCTGCAAACGCTGAGGGTTGGTACCCAGGTCTTGTCTCGGACCTTGCTCACTGGGCAGAATACGGAATTACCACTGCAGTTGAACTCGGGGAATACCTCGGCGCTGCAGTGGCGCAGGAAGAGGATAAATGTGTATTTATTGCTCTTGATGCCGCTTTTGAGGATTCTAGGACATTCACTTCTGCTGACCTGGAAGTTGATCAGGTCTGGTAAATAAATTAAAAAAACCCTTGACAAACCATCTCAAAACCCTTATAATAGTACTATAGGGTTAAGGAAATGACAAAGGATAAGGAAATGAATTTAATCACCGGAACAAATGACAGGATTACAGACGTTATACTAGGACTCTCCCAGGGCGACAAAATGAAAATCGCTTTCGAAACTGTTTCCGATTACACAGGCATTGTAAATCGTGATACTCTTCGATCCATATTACTACGAAGGGATGCAATCAAGAACTCGGGCAAAACTCTCACCGTTGGAACTAAATGGGTTTCTTTGAAATAAGGAAGGGATAAACCAAATGTTCAAGCTAGATTTCA